CGATCTTGCCCATGTGAATGAGTACGACTGGAACCTTAATGGTGAGCATTTACAAACGCTTGTGGATAGGTTCAGTGGAGTTGCAAGGGGTGACCTAGAGAAAGCGAAAGAAACTTCCAACAAAAGACAACTTGCTGCCAATGAAAACTATACTATTGTCCCGATTGACAGTGCCGAAGAAGCTGCGAAATATGGTGATTATACTTCTTGGTGTGTAACGCATTACCCAAACATGTACGATAGTTATACGAATGGTGGGATTGGGAGATTCTATTTCTGTTTAAGGAAGGGCTTTGAGCACGAACCAATGGTTGCTGGGGAGAATTGTCCGTTGGACAGCTATGGATTGAGTATGATTGCCGTTTCTGTAACCATGGAAGGTGAAGTTAACACCATTACTTGCCGTTGGAATCATGATAATGGCGGAAATGACAATGTTATGTCAGTGGAGCAGCTTGAAAATATCATAGGCAGAAACTTCTATCAGACATTTTTACCATACACAAAAGACGAATTAAGAAAAAAGGGGGTTATTTTTCCGGAAGATGTACAGGGGATGCTGGATGCTGGGGTCGAACCTTCTGACATATTTTATGGTGTCCGAGAACCTTATAGAAATTCAGACTGTCTAATTGTATCCTTAAAAATCGGCACACAACCAAATGATGATGAGTATGAAGGTGATGAATATTATGAAGGCGAAGAGCCCATTCTTTTGTTCAACATAATGAACAAAAACAATAAAATACTGTCAAATGTTTGGTTTAGCGATATATCTAATTTTTTTAATGGCGGTATTGCTGTGGTTACCGATAACAAAACCAGGAAAAAAAATATAATCAATACCCAAGGCAATATTTTGTTAAATACTTGGTTTGACTGGATAGAAGCGCCGTACGGTGTTAAGTCGGATACAACACCTGACGGAAAACACATAATACGCGTTCGGTTGAATCAGAAAGAAAATTTCTTTTGTTTCGAAACAGGTGAATTTTTATTCGGCGACTGGTATGATGAAATATTACGCGACACATATAGTGTTTCCGGTAACTACTTTAACAAAGAAGGTTTAGTTAAAGTTGTTAATAAGACTGAAACTGGCAAAAAGGAAAATCTTGTTGACGTTAGCGGTAATCTGTTTTTTGATAGATGGTTTTATTCTATCGGCTGTTTTTCGGAAGGCTTAACCGTTGTTACTTTTCCATATACAGAAAGCAACGGAAATGTTGTTAAAAAGAAAGGGTTTGTTGATAGGGACGGTAATTTTTTGACAAATGAAGTGTTTGATGGGGCTGGCCCGTTTTATAAAGGATATGCTATGGTGACAAAAAAACCGGACGTGAATATCAAACAAGACAGGAGACCCGACTATAATGCTCGGAAAGCCGATTATGATAATAATTGTTTTTTTAATGCAATTGACCATAATGGAAACTTGGTGTTTGACGAGTGGTTTTTTTCACCAGATGGTTATGGGTATGGCTACGAACAGGCAGATGCAGCCATCGATGACCTTCGGGCAAATAAAGGCCTCAACGAAACAATATATGTTCCGTTATATGAAGAAAAAAATATGTCAGTGAATTACAACAAGTATATCAAGTCGCTAATAGATTTTATGCGGGAACAGCATCTTAGAATAGACCCGCTCCCGAAAATTGAACTTAACCCGGAGGAGCAGGATGGTCTTTTCATAAAAACCGGATATTATTCCCCGGATGAAAAGAAGGTTGTTGTCTTCACGTATGGCCGAGCACTGAAGGACATATTAAGAACTGTCTCGCACGAATTTATCCACCATATGCAGAATCTCCAAAACCCTGAAAAGGATTGGGGTACCGGAGGAAACCTTGAGGACGATAAGACACTTCGTGGTATTGAGGGCGAAGCGTTCCTTCTTGGAAATATCATATTCAGGGAATGGACCGAGAAGATGAAAAAGACAGGGGAACTAAACGAGTCGAAAAGGAAAAAGCAGATAAAGAACGACGAGGGCGAATTAGTCCCTGAAACTTGCGATAAATGCGGCGGGAAAGTTGTCTGTCAGATACATGGCGAACCTGTTTATATCTGTAAGGAGTGTGGGAAATATTTTGGAACGATGCCATTTCCGGACAGTCTTAATGAAATTGCCTCCGAGATTGTAGAACCGGATGACGTTGATTTGTCTTCTTTCAACATCAAAAAGCACTTAAATCCTAAGTTCTGGGATGACGGCCACCTTGATACAAGAATCCGCCTGAAACTCCTTGATATCGCGGATGATTTCTTTGAATCACTCGGGGTTGATTGGGTTGAACCGGAAGACGTTATAATTACAGGCTCAATCGCCAATTATAACTGGAACAAGAAATACTCTGACATTGACCTTCATATCCTTATTGATTATGAAGATGTTGATGAAAGGACCGATTTTGTACGTGAATACTTTACATTAAAGAAAAACGCCTGGAACGAGAAACACAAAAACCTTAAGATATTTGGTTTCCCGGTGGAGGTTTATGTACAAGATTCAAACGAGCCCCATGCTTCAAGCGGAGTGTATTCTATCGACCGTGATGAATGGATTACTGAGCCGGATATGAACAAGATACGTTCCGGAAAAGTCAATAAAAAACACGTACGGGAAATGGTTTCAACGTACATGAATAAAATTGACTGTCTAATAGATATTTATAAAAAGCACAAGGACGACGAATACGAAATGAAGAAGGTTGCAAAGGACGCGGAAGAAATGTTCAACGAGATTAAAAAACTGCGTAAGGATGACCTCGAAAAGTATGGCAGGGAAATGTGTGATGGAAATATAATCTTTAAGGCTCTCCGGAGAAGTGATTATATTGGGAAATTGTTAAAGCTTAAGGAACTCACATATGATAAAATAAACAGCCTATAAATAATTTTTTTACATTTGTGAGATATTTATAAGAAAAACTATTGGTATATAAAGAACCATAAAGAAAATAATTGTAAAAAGATACATTGAAAATGTCTAGTTTTAATGACCAGTTGTCTCGCATGAAGGCTCTTATGACTTATGGAACCGTTAATGAGGACGCAAAGCATATCAGCTCTTATAACATTGAGTATAAAGCAAAGGCTGCTGACGGAAAGTACTATGGTATTATCCGTGAGAACAGCAAATATTTTGTAAAGGTTGCAACTCCCGGAAAGGAGATGATTGCAGAGGATTATCAGTATATTGGCGGTATCACAAACAAGTCCAATTACGAGTATAACAGCTACGCTAACGCCCTTAAGCAGTTTGAACTTAAGCTCGGTTCAATCAACGAGGCTTATGATGAGGACCGCAGGGTTAATGTAGAGGCTCTCGACCCATTCAAGAAGGAAGACCTTGTAATCGAGGGAACCGAAAAGATGAAGAATGAACTTGCACGTCAGCGCCAGATTATGCGTAACGCTTGTGTCATTATGAATGAGGCTACCGAAATTGGCTCAACTCCTTTCAAGAGCCAGCCAGAATCTGAGCATGATAACTCTGGTGACAAGGATTATCCTTTTACCAAGGAAGGCAAACCAGAGGAAGACCGTGGAGCTATTAAGTTTGATGGCGGCGACCCTAAGAAGCATAGCGCTACTTTTGGTCCTGATTCAAACGATGTAGAGGACTATGACCTTGACGGTGGTAAGACCCCTAAGGTTGATGGTTCCGTAGCATCCGAAAAGCCTAATGGTGGTAAAGTCGCACGCGTCAATGAGTCAATGGGCGAATGTGGTTCCATTGTTCCTGGCGCAATGGGCGAAGGCTGTAAAGAAGAAGACGAGCTTGGCGCAGAAAGCGAAGACAAACCTATCGACACTGATGAACTTGATGGTGAAGGTGAAGGCGAGGCCGAACTTGATGGCGAAGACGAACCCGAACTCAGCGACAATGAAGAAGGTGATGAACTCGGTGATGATGAAGTTGGTGACGAGGAAGACCTTGATGACGATGAATTCGATTTCGAGGATGATGACGAGCTAGGTGATGAAGATGAGCTTGACGATGATGAGCTCGGTCTTGATGATGAAGACGAACTTGGTGATGATGACTTTGATTTCGATGACGACGATGACGAATTCGGCGACGAGGAAGGTGCTGAAATTGAAGACGAGAGTGAGCTCGGTGATGAGAATGAACTTGGCGACGAGGAAGGAACAGAGTTTGAAGGTGAAGACGAACTTGGTGACGAAGAAGACCCAGAAATTGAACTTGACGAGAATGTCGTTAAGAAGTTCCGTCAGCTCGTAAGAGAGTCTATCAACGAAATGTTTGGTGATGAAAGTGGCCGAGAAGATTGTTTTGACCAATTCGGCCGCGACGCTAATGACGCTAAGTTTGACGAATCTCTTCCTGATGACGAAGATAATGAGAAAGGCGAAGATGATATTGATATCGCAGGTGCTATTAGCTATGCTGAGCATCTTGGCGTCCCCCTGGAAGTTGTTCTTAAAAAGATATACGGAATTGATTTAGACCAAATAGGTCAAAACAACCAGGCACTCAGAGAAAATGTTGCAAAAACAGTTAAAATGAACAGTATTGTTGAATCTGTTGTAAATGACATACTCAATGAGGACGAGCTTCATGTATTCGGTGACCACCCTGGCTACCGCAAGAAACCTATGACCCTTCCTCAGACAGGAGAAGATAAGTTCCAGGACAATCGTGACTGGAACGACGACAGTGTGCATAGCGAGGAACCTTTCGGTAAGGGCAAGGGCGACAGCACACCTTTTGACCAGCTTGTAGCACAGATTACTGATTCTGTGATGAAGCAAATCAACGAAAATAAAAAAAAAGTGAAGTAAATCCTTCCCTTAACGAGAAGAAAGTTATCAAGCTTAAAAAGAACAATGAGGCATCATCTCCGGCACCACAACCGGCGGGTGATGCTTCAGCTGCTCCAGTACCTGACCCAGGAGCCGAAATGCCAGTCCCAGAGGCGGACATGACGGCAAACGCAGGAGCACCAGACCCAATGGGTGCAGACCCTAACATTGGTGCTGGTATAGGAAATGTAGCAGAAGACCCGAATGCAGGAATGCCAGCTGAGGGAGACCCGAGCATGGAAGGTGGAGATATGGGAATGGAAGGCGGTGAAGCCGAAGGTGGAGACGATAGCACATCCTCAATCATTGACCAACTCAGTGACGATGATAAGGAAGCTGTCAGGAATTATGCAAAGAGCCTTCTTAACCGAGACGAATCCAATGCTGGCGGGGAAGCAATGCCTGGAATGGAAGAACCAGCCGCTCCAGCTCCAGCCCCAGGACAAGCTGGACAAGGTGTTATGATGGAAATCACAAAGGGTCGTTTAAAGAAGGTTCAGCAGAAACTTCATGAAACATTCAGGTCACAGGAAGATGACGAGGATGAAACTGACAGAAAACAGAAAAAAGTAAAAAAGAACACAGGAAAGAAGTCTCCATTTGATTCTCCACTTGATTAAAACGCGGTTGTAAGTGATATTTATAATAGTAAAATGTTTTGAAAATGAAAAGAATGATTATAAGCCCGGCACAGTTGAAAGCAATTAATGAAGATGCTACCCAGATTTTAACAGGAACATCAAGTAATGCTCAGACAGTGGCACAGGATGCTCTATCAAAAAGTCCTGGGCAAGATGTTACGGTAGATATCACTGATGCTACTCCGGGCAAAGAAAAGAAAAACGGATTTGCGGCATCAACAGCAACAACAAACCCGCAACAAATCAAGAATTTCGGCAAGATGACTTTTGGTGCAGTTAACAATGGTTCCGTGTTTGAAGGTACGAAACGTCAGGTTGAACTTGGTCGTATGCTTGAAATGAGGAGGACGGGCAAAGTCTTTTCAAAAAAGCAGCTTAACGAAATGTTCATGGAAACCCAGGAAAATGCCGACAGATTAAGAAAGGGTATTGGCAACTGTCGTATCTATGATATATTCATGGCAATTGAAGATATATTCCCGGAAGAAATAGAAGGCGCCAAAGAAGCATTCAGCAATGGCGCTAATTTGCCGGAGTATATATGTTCTATTTTTAGCAAAGATGACATAAACAGCGAAAAGGAAGAAGAGTTTTTAGAGAGGCTTGGTTTATAAAATGAAGACAATGTACATCAGTGAAAGTATGGCGAAACAGCTTAGAGAGAGTGTTCTGCGGGACGCTCTTTCGGCGGATATTATGAACGGAATCGTTAAGTCGCCATATGGGAACAACCGTATGTTTATGGGTGGCTCCGGAGAAAGGTTTATGGAGCGGGCACTGATGACACAATACGAAGATGCCAAGAAAGCCTTAAAAAACATCGGTTCATTAGACGATGTAAAGGCGAAGGACCTGGATGGTGCTTTCCAGGAACTACTTTTAAAATGCCAGAAGATAGAGTCACTCAACAAGGACGCACTTGAAAAACTTGCAACAAATTATGTAATTGATTTGTTTTCGGTCCCGGATGAAACCGTCAAGATTGAAGTCAAACTGGTAAATAAGATAGAGAACGGCGATGAAATATCCCCCGTAGAGCCATTTGACGGTGATGTTGATTTTTCCATAAAAGACGTGTCAGATTTAAACGGGATTGACGGCGAGGTTATGAAGAGATATTTCCTTAATGCACTGAATATGGGTGCTGGAATGAGGCTGTCCGAGAACATAAGGGGTTATATCGAAGGTCTTTATGACATTGATAGCAGACTCCCGCAGATGTATAAGGAACTGATTGCACTTAATAACTATATGATTTTCAATAGTTCAGACCTTGGAATCACCGATAAGGACAGGAAACAAATCGGTATGGTGAAGGTCAGTTATGGCTCCCCGGATGAACTTGTAACCATAAGCGCCCAGGGTGTAATATTCCCGGTCCTACTTTCGGAGCTTATAAGGGGGTTTATGGAACTTTTTTCGTCTCATGGGCTTCCGAAAGAAATGGAACGTACAAATTATATATTAAAAAAGGCTGATTACCTTAAAGCGGAACCGTGGCAGATGAGAATTGGTCCATACATGTGGAATATCTTCACAGAATATTTTGAAGACACTGACACGAGTGATATGCCATATATTTATCAGGTGCTGTCAAAATTAAAGCCGGAAGCGTTCTTTAATGTCTTTTCTGAATTGATGGCAAAGACCGAAAAAGGAAAAATGTATGCTGAGAAGCTTATAAAAAGGGCAATCAATAATAAGGAACAAACGTCCTTCATGAATAAGATGACAAAAAGAAAGGACGATAAAACTATAATAACGGACAGCTATATGAATCCGGAAGAATTTTAAAAAGACATGGACAAAAAAGAACTTATTGAAATAAAGAAAGGACAAACAGGTACTGGTCTTCTTATTGAGAATGACGGGTATATTTCACTTGACCTTGCTGGAAACAAGAAACTTTTTGAGGATATCAACTCCGCAAGGAAAGACGGGGATTTCTTTTGTCCGCACCCACTTATTTTCAACGCCGTGCTCCAAAGGTATGGTGCTGAAAATGCTAACGGAAGAATTTATCCGGAAGCAATCCTTAAGAGAGAGGTTGAAAAATACCAGGAAAAAATCAGGGAGAGGAGGGCTATCGCTGAATTGAACCACCCGTCCGAATCAACCATTGACCTAAGCCGTGTCGCAATCAATATCGTTGAGACTTGGTGGCAGGGAAATACACTTTGCGGTAAGGTTGAAATCATTACAAGCCCTGGTTTCAGGAAATACGGAATCATTTCTTGTGAGGGTGACCAGACAGCAAACCTTCTTTTAGAGGGCATTAAAATCGGTCTCTCATCCCGTGGTCTTGGCTCTGTTACATCTAAGATGGGTGTCCTTATGGTTGAAGACGACTATGAGCTTGTTGGCTTTGATGTGGTTAGTGACCCTAGCACCCACAATGCTTGGTTTGTGAAAGAAGATGAAATTCCACAACAATATCTTGAGTCAAAAAACAATGACGGAAAGGGAAAATTGCTGGAAAATTTAAAGAAATTTAATAAATGGCTAGAAAATTAACCATTTAATAAGTTATTTATTGTGTAAAACCCACTAAAATAATTTTTTTTCAGTTTAAACTGATATTTATATTAAAAATAATAAATTAAGCTGATTTACAATGAGCGTAAATAAGAAAAGCATATCATCTCAAGCCTTATTGGAAATGGACAAAATTAAGAGCGCCATTAAGGAAGAGAGTAAGAATACCATCAAAGCCATGCTTTCTGAGGCCGTTAAGAACGCACTCCGTGAGTCAATCGAAGATGACGACGATGACGATATGGAAATTCTCGACGACGATAAAGAATGTTGCCCTAAATGTGGTAAATGTGGCGATGAATGTAAATGTGAAAAGAAAGACGCCGAAGGTAAGGATGACAAGAAGTCAGAGAAAAAGGATTCTGGCGAGCTTGACGAGGTAGGCGAGGACGAACAAGTCCCAGCCGAAGACGGAGCAGCCGCACAGGACCCCGCTATGAACGCACAGGCACAGGACCCCGCTATGAACGCACAGGCACAGGACCCGGCTATGGCTCAGCAGGACGCACAGCAGGCTCCGGCAGAAGGTGAAGGCGTAGAAGGACAGGACGACTTTATGGCACAGTACCAGGCAGGCGATGAAGATACTTTAGACCTCACGGGCGAGCAAGACATCCAGAATGTTTTGAAGGTTTATAGAGCTCTTTCCGATGATGACCAGGTTGTCGTCAAGAAGGAAGGTAACAAAGTAAGCTTACAGGACAATGGAACTGGCGCTGAGTATATCATTGATTTAGGAACTGACGAGGCTGGTGCCGAGGCAGAACCTGCAATGGAAGACGGAGAGGCGGAACAATTAGCCGAGGAAATTGACGGCGAAGATAATGAAGTAAATCTAGATGAAATGAAAAATGAAGAAACATTGTTCGAGATTGACCTCGGATACACTGACAACTATCAGGACAAGGACCCGATTGACGGCCTGAGCAATTCCGAGCCTTCAAAATCTGGTCGTTCCTGGCACAAGGGTGTTCCTACCGGTACCGAGAAGCCTTGGGCTGGAAAGGGCACTGAAAAGAAGGGTGACCCATTTGACAAATCAGTCAATGAGAACCTTACACAACTTGACGACAAATACTTTGCAGCCGGTCTTAATGACACTGGTGTAGCAGAGGTTGAAACCGAAGACGGTATGCCTTTTGAGAAGAAGGTTGATGAAGGCGCAAATAGCGTATCTTCACAGAATGTCGCTAAGACAAACAAGTCCGTAAATCACCACTATGGCAGAGACGGTAAGGGCGACACAATCCACAGCAGGTCAAAGGTTATGTCCGCTAACGGTGACTACAAGGGAGATGAACTTGCAGAAGCAGTTAAGAAGCTCAAGGCAAAGAACAAGAAACTTAACGAGGCTGTTAAGGAACTCCACAAGGGTCTTAAAGAAGCTTACATGACAAATGTAAATCTCGGTAAGATTACCAAGCTCTTCCTTGAAAGCACAACTACCCAGGCTGAAAAGTTACAAATCGTCGAACGCTTCTCCAACGAGGCAAAAACGCCAAAGCAGGCGCAGGCACTTTATGAGTCAATTTCAAAGGAACTTGCAAAGAAGACCACGGTTGATGAGGGAAAGGTAACCGAAAAGACTGTCGTAACAGAGAGTAAAGCTCCGGCTTACAAGTCTCAGGACCTCCTCGACACAATTGACCTCATGAACAGAGTCCTAAATTGCTAAAAGGTATTTAAAGAAACATAAAACAACAAAAGAACTAATAAAATGAGAGAATTTTTAAACAGCGGTGAAATCGGCAACATCGAACTTAACGAACAGCGCCGTATCCGCAAAGAAATCAACGAACGCTGGGACCGTCTCGGTATGACTGATGGTCTTAAGGGCGTTATCAAGGAGAATATCGCTACTCTTTATGAGAACGAGGCTCACGCACTCCTTAACGAGGCTACCGATGCTAATAACAGCGGTTCTTTCGAGACTGTTGTTTTCCCTATCATCCGCCGTGTTTTCAGCAAGCTTCTTGCTAACGATATCGTTTCCGTACAGGCTATGAACCTTCCTGTCGGTAAGCTTTTCTTCATCCTTCCTGTTACTTCACAGAGGGATTGGAGCTCTGACGAAATCGCTGACGGTGTTGTAGGTAAGCACAAAGGCCTTATGGGCTACGAACGTACTGACCGCCGTAATGGTAACAAGTACAACCGTTTCTATCTTCCTGACGAGGTTGTTGGCGATATGGCCTTCGAGTACTTCGACGAGGATGCACAGGAATGGGTAAGTGGCGACACTACTTATGCTAACTACGATGAGGCTTACGATGCTATTAACGAAGCTCATCCTGGTGCTCGTATGCGTCAGATTGGTCCTAAGGTTACCCGCTATATGCACAAGACCCTCTACGACCTCTTCTACAACGACTTCCTTTATGACAACTCTAAGGGTAAGATTCACATCAAGGTTGCCGACGTCGCTCCTATGAAGTTTGACCGCGGTCGTCTTGTTGAAATGGACAGCGCAGCAGATGCACGCCTTTACGCTGACGGTACTATACGTAACCTCATTGTTAAGGTTTCTGGCTTCTCTTCATACTGCGTAGGTAAGCTTACCGGTCCTGACGGAAACGAAATGGACACCGAAGGCTTCCTTGCTTCCCTTAAGATTTTCCTCTCATCCAGCGGTGCTATTGAGAGCGTTGATATGAGTGGTGTTACTACTAGCTCTTTCGAACCTATGGAGGCTATTCCTTTCCGTGTTGTTACTCAGAAGTACGGTAAGGGTATCGTAGAATACAAGAACGGTTGCGAGTGCGATAAGGAAGGTTGTATCTATCTCGACCTTGACCTTGCAAAACCTGTCCGCGTACAGGGTGGCTCACTCGATGGTTACATCGGTGTTGATAAGGACCAGCTCGACGCAGCACTTTCTTGCATTAAGGCTGCTTGGTCACAGTATGACAGCCTTGAGCTTGAGACCGAAATCGGTGAGGTTTCCTTCAAGCTTGATAGTGTAACTGTTTCAGTTGAAGAAAGGAAGCTCCGTGCTACCTGGTCACCTGAACTTGCACAGGACGTTAATGCTTTCCACAACATTGACGCTGAGGCTGAACTTACCGCTCTCCTTTCAGAGCAGATTGCAGCTGAAATCGACCGTGAAATCCTCCGTGACCTTCGTGAGGCTGCTCCTTGGCAGATGCGTTGGGACTACAATGGCTGGCGTCGTATGGCTGGTTTCTCAACCAACTACACCCAGAAAGACTGGAACCAGGAACTTATCACCAAGGTTAATCAGATTTCTGCCCAGATTCACAAATCAACTCTTCGTGGTGGTGCAAACTTCCTCGTAGTTTCTTCTGAAATCTCTGCAGTATTTGACACCCTCGAATACTTCCACGTTTCCGATGCTTCTGCTGAGAGCGACCAGTACAATATGGGTATCGAGCGTATCGGTGCTGTCTCCGGACGTTACCAGGTATATCGTGACCCTTATTCACCAGCTTGGTCTATCATCATCGGTCACAAGGGTAAGTCTCTCCTTGACACTGGTTACATCTATGCTCCATATATCCCTATGCAGCTTACTCCTACCATTGTTAATCCTGAGAACTTCGCTCCTGTAAAGGGTATCATGACTCGTTACGCTAAGAAGGTTGTTAATAACAGATTCTTTGGTCACGTACGTGTTGATGGCCTCGTACAGTGGGACCCTAACGAGCTCCGCTAATCTAAATTGCGTGATGCATAAATAAGTTATGGGAGGTTACAAGCCTCCCATAATTTTTATACGCTCATTATAATGACGAACCCCCAGCATTAATCTGGGGGTTTATTTTATTGTTTTGGAATCCACAAGACATATGGAAAATCGGTCCGATAAATGTTTTCAAGAATGTCGCTGGGCCTTATGATAATATCAGTCTTCGCTGTCTCAGTTGCATAGTAGCCTTCGCCATCCGTGTCCAAGATTTCTTTTGCAACCGCAGCAGAAATGAAACTTTCAAGTTCCAATTTTTTACCTTTCCATTTTTTGTTGTAGGTTAATGACGGCTCCTGGAGTTTCCTCATCATTTTATCAGCGTGTGCCATCTTTTGCTTAATGTCGGCCGTTTTTCGAAGCATCATAACCCAATCAAGTCCTTCTTTTGCACACTCATCTTCTAGAACTGCATTCTCGGTCTCTAGTGTATTATATTCTTCTTTCCACTGTGCATATGTTTTTTCCAGCGGAATCTCGTTTTTTTCGACAGATTCCGCTGGTTTTAATTTTTTTGTCCTTTTCTTAAACGGCCACATTATATATTACTTTTATAGTAATATACAGAAAAAATGCGATTTAATCAAGGCTCACATTCTTCTTTACCGTTTTTTGGCTTATTTTTGTGGGAGATGTGGAACTTATTGCATACCCGGCAAAGATAGATTGTGTAGCCAGATAGTTTATGAGCAGCAATATAGTCTTGTGCTTCCTTTTCTGTTTCAAATTGTTTTTTCGACTTTCCCTTCGAATTGTAATGGCATCTAGGATAAGTCTTTTTAAGGGTAGTTCTTGGTCCTAATGAACGCATACAATATTATTAACTTACTATAAATAGTTGTTTTTGTCTAAATGTACTATTTATAAAAAAAGATAAGTAATCATGGGACAAAAAATACAATTAAGCGAAAGCCAGTTGCGTAATCTCATCAAGGAAAGTGTAATGAACGAAATTGACAGACGAAAAGTTATGCCAGGAAAATATTATGATATTTTTAAAAATCGCATAATTAACGCTCAACACGGAAGGCACGGAGACATTGAGAAGGCCGTCATGGAGTTTTATAAAGATTTTAAAAAGAAAGTACCGAATGATGGTTTCACACCCGAAAATTTGATGGATTTGGCAGAAAAAATTGCCGACGGAGAAATAAGTGGGTCTCATTTTGTCCCTTGGGCTGGTTATGGAAGTAATGGGTTTAGGGAAATCGATGCTATTGGCGGCGATTCTGATGCTTTTAACCGTTCATACTCCGGACAATTTAATGAAGGAAGGGTTAGAGTAACAGAAAGTCAATTGCGTAATCTCATCAAGGAAAGCGTGAAAAAAGCCATTATGAATGAGATTTCTTCAGATATGATTAGCAGGGCATCAGCCAAGCTTTATGGTAAGTATGGTTGGAACGGCACTGAAAAGGATAAGCTTGAGAAGGACGAGCACGGGAATCCATTGCACCCAAAAGACAAGAAGCCAATGGCACAGCATTTTAAGAATTTCAGCGACGCATTTCAAAGAGCTAAGCGTGATGAACAAATGAATGACCCTGTTACAAGAGAGGCTATGGAGATTTGGAATGAAAATGAAAGTGACGTCGAATGGGAAATTACGGACGATTTTGAAAACGAGGGATGTGAAGTTGGGGGTTATCTCGAGGTTAACGGATGGGAATTCTCAGCTACTGGTTATGCCGAAAGAGCTGGCGGCCTTAACGTTGAAGAGATTAATTCCGTTGAATTCAGGTCTCCGGATGGTCAGGAAGGCTCATTCAGACCATAAAAACACTGCACACACTGATATAAGCCGGGTTAATCTCGGCTTTTTTTGTTTATAGAAGTTTCTTTAATGTATCGTTGATAATCTTTTTCAGGTCTTGTTCATTTAACTTTACCGGTTGTTTCGTTCGGATATATTCATCTATTGCTTTTGAGAGGGAGTCAAAATCCGTATAAACCGGTGCAAAATAATCTGATGGAATGTCCCTTTCAAAACTGATGTAAAACATTTTTATTCCATTCCCTTCACATTTTTGAAACTTTCTGGCATCGCGTTCTTTTGCCTTTTCGTAGCCGACTTTGCCACCAAATCTTTTATTGCTTCCGAAATGCTGGCTTCCTTGATATTCTATTCCTATATTATAATCCGGTAGGTAATAATCTAATTTCTGGTAACTTGTCTTTGATTTTAAGAACGGAAATGGTTTCTGGTATTCAACATTCCCATACTTGTTTTGAAGGGCAAACAAAACTTCTCGTTCGGAAATACCGAATTTTTTACCGCACTCTGGGCAACCAATTCCGCGAAGATGGTCGTTAACTTTTTGCGAAAAAACTCCGTGGATTGGGCATATAATATCTACCTTAGACGACGTGTTCTTCAAATCAGCAAGGGAGTAATCGTATTTATTGTTGTGTATTTCATTTGCTCGTCTCTTAAAATCTTCAAGTGAAACCTTTCGGTATGCGCCTTTCCTTTCGTTTCCGCATAGTGGGCATCCTTGGCCTCTTAAGTGATTATTTGGACGTATTTTAAAGCTTCCATGTTTAGGACATATTACTTCTATTGGTATTTGTGCTCCCTTATAATCTGTTTTTGAATAATTGTATTTATTGTTGTGTATTTCATTAGCCTTGCTGATAAAATCTTCGTTGCTTTTCCTTCTTTTTTCTGCTCTACGTTGTTTTGCGCATTTTGGACAACCGTTTCCGCTTAAATGGTCGTGCGGCGTTTGTAAAAATTCACCGTGCTCTGGGCATATAATAATAACCGGGATGTCTTTCCCTTTATATTCGGTTTTTGAATAGTCATAGAAGTCACCATGTTTTATCTTGGCTTTTCTTATAAATTCTTCAGTATTTGACTTTTTTGGCATATTTCGTATTCTATTTTAGAATCTATTTATATATAAATATCTATATTATGAACAATAAAAAACCTAAAAAGATAATTGACTTTGATTATCTCCGTAAGGAATACGTTAAATGTCTTATGGACAAAACTCGTATCTATATGATTGAGCACTTCCTTAAGACCTATGACGCAACGCAGAAGAAGGAGGTTCAATATTTGTTGTTCCCGCGCCAGAAAGACCTATGTACGACGCTTGGTAATGCAAACAACGTTGTGACCACTAAACCGCGTCAAGCAGGTATTACGACTACTTGTGGTGCTTTTATTGGGTGTGAAATGTGTCTTGCTGACCCCGAATCACCTCAGACCGTACTTGTAATCGGTAACACTTTGGACCTGGCTCAGCAGATGCTTACAAAGATAAGGGACTTCCTTATGCAGTTTCCTCTCTGGATGTGGGGCGACGAATTCGCAGACCTTGGGCTTGATATGACACTTCCGCCCCCTAACAGAAATGTTATCTTTGACGTCTGCAATTCAAAGGAACTTAAACTCAAGAATGGTTGTAAAGTAGTGGCAAGGTCTTCTGGCCCGGATGCTTCTCGTGGTGTCGGTAAACAACACTGCCGACTTGCAGCGTAAGTTGCAATTATGAAATCCCGTAAAATCGGTGAAACCTAAATCGTAAAGACAAGGCAATACCGAGGTAAGTTCAGAGATTGCGAAAGGCTCTGAAACACCGTAGAGCGTAGAGGGTGAATAAATATAATCCCCCCAAGAGTACGGGACATCCTTAATAGGATGAAAATGTACGCCAGCTATTCTGAAAAGAATAGGATAAAGGATAAAAAACCTTTATGAATAGTTTAAATATATATTGTAACTATTTGTTTATCTGGGTGTTACGTGGCTTATCTTTGATGAGGCTGCGTTCATTGAAAACGGAAATGATGTATATGCCTCCGCACTTCCTACTGTTTCAACTGGTGGTCATATAATAATGATTAGTACCCCTAACGGTAAGGACCTTCTTTACTATGAGACTTGCCGTAGGGCTGCGCTTAAGGGTACTGAGGATTGGAACGGTTTCGAACTGGTTGAACTTAAGTGGTTCCAGGACCCTCGTTACAACAAGTTCCTGGAATGGTACAAGAAAGACGAAGAAACTGGTGAAATCGAAGTTGTAAAGGAAAATTACCTTGATAAGAAGGGTAATATTAAATTTGACCAGGAACGCTGGGATGAAATGGAGAAAGCTGGTTATAAGCCACGTTCTCCTTGGTATATCCGTATGTGCCAGCAGTTCAACAATGACGAACAGAAGATTGCACAGGAGTTGGATGTTTCATTCCTCGGTTCCGCTTCCAACGTCGTAGCGCCTGAATTCATTGAAATGCAGGAAAAGCTGAATATGAGAGACCCGGACCCGACTTACAGGGACCCGTTTGTCGATGAAACCTGGCTCTGGAAGTGGCCGATACCTGGGCATAGATACATCATGGGTATTGACTGTTCCCGTGGTGATGCTGCTGACCGTACCGCCATTGAAATCTGTGATATGGATGCAATTGACGATGACGGAAAGCCTTGCATTGAGCAGGTATTTGAATATCACGGAAAGAGAACTGGTGATGAAATCGGTGAAATGGCTGTCCAGTATGGTAGAATGTACGGAGACGCATTTTGCACGGTAGATTGTATTGGAGGAACTGGTGACGCTTGTATCCTTATGATGCAGCGACTTGGCTACGAAAACCTTTATTATGATGACCCGAACCTGAAGACCTATACGATTCAAAGAGAAGCAACGAGCCTGCCTTTAACGCCAGAAGGTAAGTTGCCTGGTTTCCACTCACAATCAGTTCGTTTCCAAATGCTTACGAGTTTTGCAAATATGGTGAAGACTAACCAGATTAAGATACGTTCAAAGAGAGTTATCCAGGAACTTGAAACTTGGATTTATAAAGGTGAGGCCGCAAGGATTGACCATATGGACGGGTGCCACGATGATACACTTACTTGTCTTGCTATGGCTATGTTTGTTATGCAACACTCTCTCGGTAAGATTAGAGCTGCCATGGAAAGGGACGCGGCATTCTTGAAGGCTTGGGTGAATACAGCTATGCTTACCGCGAAGACCGAACAGCCGAGATATGGCAGTCATGAAGTAATTGATGCTGAACCCAAAAAGAACTTTGTAATGCCGTTCTATACCAATAAACCGAAGGGCACCGGAAATCCACAGACAGATGCACTTATGTGGCTGATACGATAAATTTTGATAAAATAATGAAAAACCGAGGATTAAGTCCCCGGTTTTATTTTAGTTATTATTAAATACGTCCCTTGTATAAACCTTATCCTTCACGTCATCCAGTTCAGGGTCATATCTGTTCGTGATAATTACATTGCAGTTATTTTTAAACTCTTCTATTGTTTTAACCACCTTGCATCCGTTAAATTCATCCTCTTTTATCGTTGGCTCGTATATTCTTACGGTACATTGCCATTTAATAAGCAGTTCAATTACATCAAGTATGGCACTCTTTCTGAAATTATCACTACCGGACTTCATTGCGAGCCTATATACGCCGACAATTGGGAACCCTTTCGGGTACTTTATTGGTTGAGAATACGCCATCGCTCCAACACGATTGGCAATATGTTCCTTTCTTGTTTCGTTTGACTTAACAATGGCTTCTATGAGGTTTTGTGGCACCCCTTCAAAGTTAGCAAGAAGTTGTTTCGTATCTTTCGGGAAACAATATCCGCCGTACCCGAATGACGGATTATTATATTGGTTACCGATTCGTGGGTCATAGCACATACCTTCGATTATATCCTTGGCATTCAATCCGTTAAGCTCAGCATAAGTGTCAAGTTCGTTGAAATAAGCCACACGCATCGCAAGATAAGTGTTTGCAAAGAGTTTAACGGCTTCGGCCTCCGTACTTCCCATAATTAACTCCCGATAGTCACCAATCGTTACGCTTCTTACAAGTTCAAGATATCTGCCGGCAAGACTGAATTGTTCCCTGTCAACGGCATCACACCCGGCAATTACCCTGCTTGGATAGAGGTTGTCCTTTAGTGCGGTACCTTCCCTAAGGAACTCCGGGCTGAATATGACTTTAGAATTATGGAAACCTTGTTCTTCAAGCCTTTTCCTCAACCCCTTCGTATAACCGACCGGAATTGTCGATTTAATGACGATTGTCGCGTTCTGATTGCCCCCGATAGCCTCGTTTATGACATTTTCAAGTATCCTGGTGTCAAATTGCCTGGTCTCCTCGTCATAATTTGTGGGTACGGCAATTACAATAAAATCAGGCCTGTCATACGCAACACCCTTATCGGTAGTCGCAGACAATGACAAAGCTTCTTTTTTAGTGAGATAACTTTCAATCAATTCGTCTTTAATGGGGGATTTTCTTTCGTTTAACATATCGACCTTTCTCTGGTCGATATCAAGCATCGTAACGTCGTGTTTCGTTGAAAGCATTATGCCGACACCAAGTCCGACATAGCCGATTCCCACGACTGTAATCTTTTGTCTTATCATACTTTGTCTCCTTATGCACAGAAATCGTTTTTACGGGACTTTCTTGTTCCAAATGTATTCGTATTCGCTTGAGATGATAAAGCTTCTCTGAGGGCTTTTTTGACTGCTTTATGAACAAATTTGTAATTGGGTTCCAATTCAATTTTCTTTTGATTCATATGTTCTTCACGGAGTCTTTCAACCGCCTCTCTTATCATCGTGTGGAGGTCTTTATTATTTAAATGAATTGTTGTCATAGGATACTATAAATAGTAGCAATATAAATAAAAACCACAAGAACCTTTACGGAACTTGGGATTATACGATAGGTGCCCGTCTTCATATTGCTTATAGGATATCCAGTGCAGGCGGTGTGGATACCTGTTGTTTTATATAAAAAAGTGATTATCTGTAAAATAGTCAAATAGAAAAACCCGACCTTTTAGGGGTCGGGTTACGTTTTACATAACTTCTAACGTCTTAAGGTTCTGGATAGCATCTTTTGTTGTATATTTTAATGGACTATCAAAATTTAACCCTTCTGGAATAAAAGTTTTATTTGCACCATCATAAGAGTAATTTACGCTTATCATAAGTGCTCTTTTTCCTTCACAATATCCATCATCGGGATAATAATAGCATCCTTTAAGTGTCGGATAAAGTTCAACTTCATCATAAAAAGGAGAATCCGCTTCTAGTGATATTAAGTTATCAAGTATCTCTTGTGGCGTTTCATTCCCCTGTACATCCATTTTTAAATATTTATTAGCAACACCAGAATTCTCAATAATAACACCATTAACAATTGCATTTCTCTTAGACTCTTCAAGTGTAGAACCAGTAAAAATTTCTCTTTTCTGCTCCCTGGTTAACGGATATGAACAGCTTTTTTTTCCATTAGGCTGAGACATAAAGTCTATTCTCATTCCTAAGAATAAGCCGTTTCCGTGCTTTTTATCTGTCCGACCAGCTTTCATAATTTTTAAAAAACCCTCGGAATCACCTTCGTATATTTTTTCAAGTATTTCTTTTAATACAATATCAGTATTTTCTTTAAAAATTTGTCTAGCCCGTTCATATATCATTTTGTTTTCAACAAAATCAGCATTGGTTGCTTTTAGAGAAATTTTTGTTTCAATAATTTGAGTAATAAAGTTTTTTTTGAGCATATGTTCATTTTCGTATACATTAAACCTAATATATACATCAGTTTTTGGTTCTCCACCACCGCCATTAGTTTTTGGTTTACCTACGTCAATAACTTTCCAAAACCGGTCTTTATAATAAAAGACTAGACCTTTTGGAAAGATTTTCATAAGATTTTTTTCATTTTTTGATGCCTTTTTTGCCATATTTTTTCTAATAGTTAAAAATAAAAACCTCTTTTCCTTTCATGTCTGCGTTTTTACTTACGTTACGCATCCCATACATAAGTTCAAACTCCTTGATGTTGAAATCTTTATATAGTTCTCTAATATATTCGCAGTCATCATAAGTCATAAGCCAACGGTGATTGCAATCTTTTAATGAATCAGCCAGTCTCTCGTGGTCAAATCCTTTGTGTAATTCACCATTTTTTCCATATAATGCAGAATCTGTTGCGCTATAATACGGCGGGTCTAAGAATGTGAAAACTGAGCTATCACCCCCAGTCAAAACAGAGGAGAAGTCCTCATTCGTAATAGTCAAATCTTTTCCCTGCAATACCTGTCCCATTGACATTAGTCTTTCTATACTGCTATCGGTAAACCTGGTCTCAAAAGCTGACTTGGAGAAACCGCCGGATAAGCTTGTCCCGGAAAATGTTATCCTGTTCAACACAAAGAACGCAGCCGCTTTATCAATAGGGGACATCGTGGCGATATTATCAACCAGATATCTATGGAGACCTTTCCCATCCCCGGACCACCTGTCTTTGATTACCTTTATCTTAGAAACGAGCTCTTCTGGGTTTTTCTGAGCCATATTCCAGAAGCAGAACAAATCATAATACAGGTCATTTGCCCAATATCTTCTCCCGGGATAATCTTCCATCATCTTTAATAAGACACTCCCTCCACCAAGGAATGGTTCACGATATTCAAGGAAGTCTTTTGGGGCTAACTCGCTTATTATTTTAACTAACCTGTTTTTACCGCCAGGATAACGTAATGGTGATTTAAACATAGATGCTTGTTTAACAGTTATAACAAAAAAGGCAGAAACAATCTCGCAGCTAAAGTGAAGGGCGCCACAAGATTGCTCCTGCCGTATTATATCTCTTATTCCCACATAGCCCTTCACGATATGTGGTGATTTATATTTCTACCTTATATATAGTACAAAAATACTTTTAAAAAACAAACCTATCATTTTAGTTTATCTCATCAAAATCCACTCTTTCCTCATCTTCCGGGTAGTCCTTGTCAAAATAGGCAATGTCGACAGCAACAGATGTAACATCGTCAAAACCGTCGTAAGAAAGGATATCGTTCTCGGCGTTTTTAAAAAAATCATCGGTTGATTCATATCTGAAGGTATAGTCCCCGTACCCGTACTCCCAGTTATCGTCAATTAGTGAGACCAGGATATTGTAGGAATCAAACTCATATTCGTTTCCAGATTCTACAAATAGTTCAAGGGACCTCTTACACCTTTCAATGAGCTTCTTTACTTTTTCTTCTGTCATAATCTTATTGTTTATGTGTGTATAATACAAAAATTGTATCAGAAAAACAAATTCTGGAAGATATTTATAGTACTGAATTATGAAAAAAGTAATTTTAACAGAATCTGACCTCCGTTATATGATTGAATCGGCCGTGAATAAGTTGATTCGGGAGGGTATTACATACAAGTCAAACGGAAATGGAACCATAGACGCGAGAATCAACAGCCTACAGACTGATAAGGCAAATAAGGAGGTCGACACAAGGATATGGGGCTCAAAGAATGATGTCCTGTACGGAGATGGGACTCTTGGTAAAAGAAGCAAGTCGGTTGCACAAAAACAAGCTAATTTGGAGGCAGCAAAGAACGGTTATTTAAAAATCATTGAGATTCTTAATTCTGGCGCCAATAAAATAGACCCAGCAATTGTTAACGATATAGAAGATGCACAGTCCAAATCGGCTTTCATGAGACATATACGGGATTTTAACGAGGGCGAAATGACAGCCGAAGATATGCTTATCTGGGCGAAAAATTCATATGACAGAATTAATCTGGATAAGGAAATAAGTCAAAACAAAGTCGACAGATTTTCCGCCCTCGCTTCTGATAACGGCAAGGATTTCAGGTACGATGTTGGAACGGTCCCAGAAACAAACGTTGAGTTCATTTCCCTTTATAGAATGAACGATTTTAATTTCAGCGATGTCACGAAGCACGGTCAATTTAGGCAGAACGGGCTTACGGATAAATTGCTCGGCATTAAAAAATCAAACGACCGCAGTAGAGAAGACAAGCTTTATGGTAAGGGACGCGGACAATTGAAGAGAATACCAGCAACATATGACAATGGACTTACTCCAGACGTGGCAAACAATTTCTCACTTGATGCATCTACCATGGCTCCGGATACAGAACACTACAAGAAACAGTATGGCCTTGGGGACGAAAACTACACTTCTTTCACCCAGTTCCTTGACAAGTCCATCATATATGCGGCTAGAGTACTGAAAGAAGTTGGTTATAAACCGGATGTGATTATAGCCCCGCCTTCCAGCTCAAAATACAACAAATACTACTGCACAAACCTTTCCAGGAAGCTCGGAATACCATACATTGACAACTTCTATGAGAGGAACGTGACAGAGGTGCGATGTGATGAAGAAGGTATGAGGAACGCTGGAATGACGGAGAGCAATATATTCGCATTCAAGACGAAAGTGAAAAGTGAAGTTGCTGCCGAAATATCACTTATTGTGGCTGAACCGATGGTGAAACTTGTAAATGCTCACCCTGAACAATTCTCCGGTATCAGGAAGCGTCGTGGCGTGAATTATGACCTTTCTGCAATCAGGACCGTGTTGTGCCAGATGTCAGCAAATGCGCTCATACAGAATCTTGGCGCCGAAAACACCGATTATCTTTACAAACAGATATGCTTCAAACTGGCAAACAAGGACTTCGGTGGCGGAACGATTAAAAATCCGGAAATTGAAGAACGGATTAACGAAATCGTTCATTCAAGGTCCATCATGAGGGAATATCAAGCCGCGTTGTCGGAGATGCACAGGCTCATCCTTTCCTATGAAGATAAGTTGATGACCGAGACGGGTGTAAAACTGAACGTCGCTAGCAAGAAATTCAAGGTAACGGACTTTGATAAACGTGAAAGAAAGTTCTTGTCCAATGTATATGTCGTGGCAAGCAAAAACCTCAACAAGAACGGTGAGTTGTTCAACAGTCTGTCTAATTCAAACTTCCTTATCTTTGACGAGGACATGAACAGTGGTGCGACATTGAAACTTTCCATTGATGCATTGTTAGACAAGATACCGGGACATAATTCAGACCAGATTAAATGCCTTGTGAACTGTTATTCATCTGGCGGAAGATAAAAGAATATCCCAGGAACCTTTACGGAACCTGGGATTATTCGTTATTACTTGACGGAACTATTTGGATTTGTTCCGTTTGATGAGCTCGTCACGCAAGTTCTTGAGTTCCTCTCCACTGATTCCGAGGTCTCCGGCATGAAGTTTCCTGTGCGTTTCTTTGGAGAGCCAGACGAGATTGTCGTACTTGCTATCTCCACCGCTTCTCCACGACTTGATGTGATGGGCATGCATATCGGCCACATCGTAATGTTGTCCGTCAATCGGGTCATAACCATCCTGGGCATTGTACATGGCACTCTTATCTTCGGGAGAGAACCCACGGAGATGGAGGTAGGTGTTTTCTTCTTCCTTCTTTTCACCACGAAGAACCCACTCGTAGATGCCGTCGGTCTTCTGGTATACGGATGCGCCATAACCAACGATTTCCTTCGTACGCTTACTGATATACATCTTTTGTTCCTCAGTAAGAGGCATATCCTTGTATTCGGCGTACAACCGACCCCAATCCTGAGAACGGACAGACTGCCAGTTTTTCGGTGCACCATCATGGAAGAAGACGTCCCAAATCCAGTCGACCACGCTTTTATAGTGGTTGATAAGTTCATCCGCGTTTGTATCATGCTGATGTTCTGCCATGTAACATTCAATTGGGTCAATGCCAGCCGATTTCATCGTTTTGATGCTACTCCCATAAACTGATTTCGTAATCCAATCAATAGCCATTTCAAGAACATCCTGCCTTTCCGGGCTAAGTTTGGGGGCATAGTTTCCGTAGTAATAACGACTATTTTCGGCCATTACAAAACCATTCATTGCGGTCGGCTTTTCAGTCGTTTTGGATTTTGAGAACGCTCTTTTAGCAATCTCGCACCACACACCGTTATAGGCCGCATTGCGAAGCTCTTGGTCGGTAAGGATACAAACCGGCTGATTGATAGTCCTAAACCACTTCAGGAGTTCTTCCTCTGAGCCCATGCACACATTAATGAGGGGCGTATATTGTTTGATGGTTCTCTGCCATTCTTCTGGCATCTGATTAAAAAGAACGGATTCGGTTGTTCCATCATCCTTAATCATAGGAAGAGCGAGCTCACCTTTAATGAAAGACAGAAGTGTCATAAGTCTCTGCTGCCCATCAATATTGTAATAAACATCCTTCTTCTCGCTCTCAATTCCGAAATACATAAGTCCTATTGGTTTATGGTTCAGAACGGAGTCAATCAGGTTTGTCTGCCACTCATAGTTTCCGTCAACAACGAATGACCTCTGGAACTCGGGACGAACAATGAGTTTTCCACCCCAAGCAAACACACCTCCACCAACATTTTCGGAGTTGTCAACATACCCTTCAGCTAGTTCGCCGAGCGTTACATTCTTCAATTCTTTGATTACAAGTGCGCTTTTTTCCTGCTGCACCATGCGAAAGCCATAAAATTTACTTCTAGCCATATTCTTAAATTTTACAAAATTAACCGTAAGTTATACTGCAAAAACTATGCCAAACCAGCAAAACTATCTAAAAAATCAAGAAAAAATCTTAAAGAAATAGGTTGCCGACCACAATTGCCGTTGGTGGCAACCCAATGATGAGACTACTTCTTGCGACGGATGAGAATTCGCTTAAAAGGAACTATTGCTTTTCCTTCCGGGCTAACATAATGGGTTAGTCTGTTTCCTTCTTTGTATTGACCAGTGTTTCCTTGTTTGTAATAAAGCTCAACAAATTCACTAGTCATGCCGGACCACCCATCAGGGAGGATATCCGCATCCGCGCATCCGACAATTTCGAATTGTTCCGGGTTATATTGACCAAGAAAAGTAATCGGAACACCCATTACGCCATTGTAATCAACCGGAATGTTTGCTACTTTACTGACCTCAATAGCGTTATAGTTATCATACTTCGGGTATTCACTTTCATGCCCGAAGTAAGTATTGCCAAGATATAGGTCTTCTTTTCGTTTGTTGTGTTCAAGGTTAGTAAACCAGCAAACACTTGGTACTTTGATATACTTATCGGGGTCCAAACCATGTGCTTTGACGTATTCCCGGTTGGATTCAAGAATGTTTCCGTTTGGGCTTTCAAAGATGTAGGTCGCATTATTGTGGTAACCAAGCCAAACTTTGTTTTCCTTTATAAGGGGGAAAATTTCTTTGTAGGTAATGGCGTTCTGGTTACCAATAATAAGGAACTTCTTGTTCAGCTCAACAAGCTGATTGACAAAAGGCCGGAAAAGAGAGAACGGGGGATTTGTCACAACCACATCACTCTCATCCATAATTTTACGACATTCTTCACTCAGGAAATCGCCATTACCAGTAAGTTGATAAGTGTCAATCTCGCTCTCGTCAATATAGCCGTTGCCGTTAATGTCACCTTTCTCAATAACCCACATCCATCCACGGCCGCCTTCAACGTATTGGGTGGCAACAAGCTTTTTGAGACCCCAATCAAGGAAATGAGAGGTAAAGAAAGTGAAGAAATTACTGCGGCCAAGATTGAATGCCTTGTCGCATGGGCAATAAACCACTTTTCCTTCAAAAAATTCTCTACCATAGTGTTTCAACTCATCAGTGATATCCTCAAGACGAGTGTAAAATTCATCATTTTTGTCTCTTTTTGCCTTGTGGAGTTTTCCATTTTTTGTTTTACCAGCGCCTTTATCCTTATTTGCTTCTTTCCTTTCTTCGGTTGATTTGGGGATAAAGGAATTCTTGTCAAGATAAATGGTAGAGTAACCCGGAACCGGACGCATTGCCCATCTTTCGGTAACAGAATTCCATACGAGCTCCATTCCTTCTGGGAGCTTAATGTTGGGTTTCTTTGTAGGTGCTTCCATAATTCTAATTTTTCAATGTTTCTATACTCTTTATACAAAAACCGTGTCAAACTTGCGGGTTTTGTAAAAAATCTTTTAAAAAAAATGGCACCCATCAAAACCCGCCAGAATTAAGATAGGTGCCATAAGCGGAATTTCTCCCGTTACACTTCTATGTTAACGATGACTGTCTGGCGGACCCATCATCATTGTATCTACTATAAATAGTATACAAAAACTATTTCAAAAAAACAAATACAACTATACTATTACAAAAACTGTGCCAAACTTATTTTAATCCAAAAATTATTTTATCTTCCTTTTCATATTTAAATTTCTTGGCAAAAACGGCCATTTTAACCAGTTTTTCTCTCGGTACCAGGACATTTATGGGCCTCTCGGGCATCCAGTCATAGTTTGAGAAGAAAAATCTGCACCCGTTTTTCCTAATGTCCCCAAGGTAGCCCCCGTTTCCCTCCCGGATTAAACTGGCTTTTTTAAGCAATTTATCCTTATTCCACCCCAATGAGTTCAAATAAGAAATAATTTTTGACTTTTCCACCAGCGCGATTTCATAATCATCTTTATCGAACCACATAAAAAAGTATGAGTCGGTCGCGTTGTCTTCTTTATGGAGCCATCCCGTGACTGTTTTGTTCATTCTGTCAATGAATGAAAGTTCCAGGGAGAACGTCTGGAGTCCTTTGGCTACGTAATTGACGGCGGCCTTTTCATCGCAATGATACTCTTTACCGTTATATGTAAAGATGGAATCAACACCCTTTACCTGGGTTTCCTTGTCATAGATTCCGTGATAATCGGTTGTTTTCGGACCATAAAATACCCTCTCAAGCATCTCGTGAGCGTGGTCGGACCTCGTTTCATCAGAACGTCTCCGCTTGTTTTCTTCCCTTATAAAACCGTTATTCATTCTCCTTTAAGTTTTTTAATCAAGACATCAGCTAATCTAACCGTGCAAAACTATTCCTCGTTAAGAAGTTTTCCAGTTTCTCGTTTAATTTTCTTCCTTAAAATCCTATTAAACAATTTCTTAGCCCTACCATTACTCTGATGGCCTACTACATGGTCTTCCCACCCGACGTTACTAACCCCGTACTTATAAAAAAGTTTGCCGGGTTTGTTTTTCGGCTTCTCATTGTCCTGGTAATCCTTTCTTTCCTTGGCCGTAACGCAATCACTGGGAACCCTCAATGCAATCTTGTTATGCTTTGTTTTTCCCATATATCATTCCCCTTTAAGTTCTTTAATCAACGCATCAGCTAATCTAACTGATTGTTTTGCAACTACTTCCGGGGTGGCTTCAAGTACCATTCCAAGTTTCCCACTTTCCAATACTCCTTGCATCGCGCTGATTGCTGCATCAACTCTAACTTGTTCCCAATCAATCATATATTAATAAATTTATCCCCTTTAATTTCATTATAACAAGGTGCATTTTTCTTTGGTCGCATTTTTAATACTCCATTGTCGTTCTGTAGATAGTACGCCGGGCAATAGCCAGTATGAGACCATTCGCATTCTAACGGACATTCCTTCCTTTTTCTTTTTACCTTACGCATATAATCTATTGTTTTCAATGCATAATACTGGTTTTTTTGATATTTTATGTATTATTTCGGCTTGTTGTTTGTCACTTTCTACAAAAAGCTGGAATTTTTCAGAGGATGAATAAATAAACGCCTTATATTCTGCCGGACCCACACCAGTTGCGTTTCTTTCTTCCCACGAATTTGCATTAAAAGTAAAAAGTGTGCCGTACTTTACATTATGTTCATTAAGCCATTCTTCTGTAATTTTACTATTTTTATTTAAACGATATGTAGCAATTCCACCTATTTTTACCGTTGGAATAAAAAGAGGTGGGGCATTACGTATGAATGTTAAATATTCTTCCTCATTCCTTTCATCTGGTGGATTTAAACAAAGTACCCCATCCATGTCATATAAACAACTTTCCATTATGTCTTCATTGTGATGGAAAATATTCCACTCATATAAAACTAATTGAGTAAAGTTATTTGTATACATACTTACATCTTCTAAGAAAAAATCAACAGCGTTTCTGTTTGGTCCCTCTTGATAGACAGCCATGAAAACAAATGTATAATCTGTAAAATATTTTAACTTATCTTCGGCTATGCGTTTTGAAGTACCGTTATATACTGTATCATCAACAACCAGAATTTTGTTTGTGTTCTCTTTATGGATATTATTATAATGCCTTATACGCCCCCCCCCCGTTGGTTTAACACCGTTTATAAATGCGTCAATTTCTATCATCGGAACATTTAAAAATTCACTTATGATAGCCCCAGCAATAGTACCACTTCTTGGAATAGTTATTATAAAATCAATATCTCTTGGAATTTTCCATAGGTTTTCCCTTATTGTTTTAGAAAGTTCGCTTAGTGTAATATATTTCATAACTAATATAAATCCTCACTATACATCATATTATATCTCCCACACATTTTTCCGCTTCTGTGCTGGGGTTCGCCTTCCATGAGCTCCCTATCGCTAATCGCGTCTTCCTCAATCCTTTCCTCGCTTCTAAACGCCCGCTTTTCATTAACCTGCCCGGCCTCATATGCAAGTTTCATTCCCTGCCACCTATCAACGAAGTTTCCCTCGCTTGTAAGGAAACCATCAACATAATCATAATATTCCAGAGTGTCCTCGTACTTTGTTATCATCGGGGCCTCCTGCTTCCTTTCGGTCAGTTTCTTAGCGTTCCATACTGGATTAGTCGACCTGACGTTTATGCAGTTCCCGTGCCGCCATTGACCTATAACAACCCCAGTATCAATGTTCTGTGCGATAAGTCCTCTGGGTGCCTCAGTGCCGTCCTTATACCAAACTGCCGCACATAAGATATATTCCCGCTTCACTTCCTCAAGCGTATCCGGGTCAATCTCAATCATTTCCGGTTCAGTCGACATCCACCAGTCAGCAAACTTTTGTCTTATAAGGTAGTGCTTGAGGTGCTCCTTGTCAAACTGGTCCGCCTCCTCCTTGTTTTTGAACATGCATGGAACGATATCATAGCAACTGAAATAAGCACCCCTTGTGTTTTTCTTAACATAATTCGGCACATCACTCTCTTTGTCTGTGCCGTATTTCTCCTTCCAACCGACGGGAAGCGCGATATATTTTCTTTGCCTGAACATAGTTTTAAAAAGGTCTTAATCCGGACTCGATATAATCCCAATCGGTTCCGTCATTATCATATTCGTGGTCAAACACATCAAACGCCTCACGGGAATAATCCAGCAATCTTTGCGTTGTAACGCTATACCTGGGTCTGTTTCCACGTTCCTTTGCCTGTGCGAGATGGGTTGATAGATATTTTGATACCTCGGCGAAATTATCGATGTCTCCTGTGAACTTTTCGTCACACTGTTCGTTGCAGAACGCGATGGCCCTCTTTTGTTTGTCGGTAGTCATAACTTGTTGATTTAATGTTATTTATAACTGCCCCATTTCAGTGGGTCTCCTCCAGTCGTCAGCGTGGTCATACTCATACTGCCACCCAGCGTCACTAACCATCTTCTCCAGTTCCTTGATTTTCTTTTCGTGGTCAGGCATATCCTCCAGGTCCCAGAAGCACTTTGCATAAGTTATTGGCTGCGGACCGGTTACCTGCCAACAGTTTCCGCCAACCTCACAGATGTTCTCGTCAGGTGCAACGATGTAAATCTTCGGGTTCTCCTTACAAACTAATCTTTTCATATCTTCTATATCCTAAGCCGTTTATTTTTGTTACTGAAAGTATCTTGCAAAAACCGTGCCAAACTAATAATCAACTGATGTGTTAAACCAGTTTCCGCAATCATCACAACGTACGAAATATTCCGTTGCGCCGTTCATTGTCGTACCGGAAACGTCCTCCGGATATACAAGCACGGTTTCGCCACACTTCGGGCATATGCAATACATTATGCCACGGTCACCTTTATACAAAAAAGCATTAGAACCCATAATTCTTATTATTTTTAATGTTCAATGAAAAAATACAAAAAAGATTGAGAACTTCAAAAGGAATAAACAAACTATTTATACAAAAATAAGACTTTAAATCAATCTATATATGGCAGTAGCACTTACAGAAGAAATGAAAAATTTATTCAGGAAGGTTAAGTCTGAGCTTGGTGCGCCAGTTCGTTCAGTAGAATTGACAGATGACATACTTTGTGACCTTTTTTCAAACTGTGTCGATGATTATGCGGAAAGGGTACAGAACTGGCTTACGGAAGTACAGTGGGCTACATTATACGGAAAGAATGTAACGAATCTCGATATGACATATGCATTGTCTCTCAGGACTCTGGATATGTCAAAGGACTTTTCAAACTGGTTCTCAAAGGAGGTTGGTCTGCAACAAGAGGGTCCATGGGAGCTTAAGAAGGACTTCATTACCATTGAAAAAGGTAAGCAGGTCTATATGGTTCCTTCCGGGAGAACGATAAACAAAGTTATGTATGTATCCCCTCCCCCTACCTATGCGGCATTGTTCGCTAACTATGGCGGTCTCGATTTCGGTGTCGGTGGCGGCCTCGGTCAGCTTGGTGTAGGTGCATATGGTGGTATGTATGGTCCTATGGGTGGCTTCTATACCGCTCCGGCCGCTGACGTTGCATACCTGGCGACAGACCTTCAGTACAAGAAGAGACTGTTACACAGCGATTTAGTATATAAGGTTACTGCAGGCCCCGAAGGAACGCATCTCATACACCTTATTTCAACCCCGGGAAGCAGACTTAATTTCGGTTATGCAGGTCCCCACGGAAACGACCTCGGACTTATCGGCTGTACTGTCTGGTATACATATTACGACACCAGTAACGGCGGAGAAGAGGAATGTCTTAAGGCTAATGCCGGTAATGTAATCATCACTCCGGAACAGGTGCCTCTTTCAAGCATGGATTATTCGATGTTCAACGGACCAACAAAGACCACAATCCGTCAGCTCCTCGTAGCAAAGGCAAAGAACACCCTGGGGCTCATTCGTGGTAAATATAGCGGTAAGGTAAGCATTCCACAAGCAGAAATGCAGATGGATTACCAGATGCTTATCCAGCAGGCCGAGAAGGAAAGGGACGCCGCAATGAAGGCCCTTGACGAAAGACTCCAGAGAATGCGTCCGTCAGCTTACCTTGAAGAACAGGCAAAAATAACCGAGAGCATGATGAAGATACAGCAGAATGTTCCACTTGGTATATATGTGATTTAACTATGACCAGGGTAGAGTTTATCAGTGCCGCAGAAAAACTTTATGGTGGCAAGTATGATTGTTCTGGCGTTACGGAGCATAATCTGGTGTATGAAACAACTTTTCCAGTAAGGTGCCAGAAACACGGGATATTCTATACAACCCCATATCAATTATTGCACGGTTTGATTGGCGGATGTTTCGAGTGCTATAAGGAAGAAACCTGGGGTGGAGAAAAGAAAAGGGAGCTTTAACGGCTTCCTTTTATTTATTCATTCCTTAAACTATTTATACTATAAGGCGTAATCTTTCCTTTATCATAGGAAAACGCTATATTTTAACGGAATAATATATTAGACAGAAACAATATGCCAAATAACGGAAAGACTATTTTTCAGAACCTTTCAAGTATTATGGGTATTTCAAAACCGGAAGCCGTGGGTAACAACGATTTCTTATCCAATACACTTCCGGGTAATGAAATACTTTTCGCTACAAACGACAAGGCTGAATACGAAAGGAAGCTGAATCAATACAAGCAGGAAAAATATCTTGCTTATCAGTGGCAGAGGGCGGCGATTGAAAACAATATGGAAAGCCTCGCGAGCTATACTGCCGTCAAGCTTATGTACCGCGATTGTGACCTTATGGACGGGGTGCCAGAAATCGGTACCGCCCTGGACATTATTGCGGACGAGGTATGCAATCTTTCAAGCGACAACCAAATCCTTAAGGTCTCGTCAAAGTCAAAAAGGATAAAGAGCATCCTGGAAGACCTTTTCTATAACAGACTTCAAGTGGCGACAGCCCTCCGTATGATTACCCGTGGGATGGTAAAATACGGTAATCACTATATGCTTCTCAACGTAACCAAAGATGGTATCAAAGGATGGAGACAGCTTTCCGTTTATGAAACTGACCGTTATGAAGGCGGTCTTAGTGGATATTACGGTGGTGGCCAGCTTGTCAGTGCCGGAGAAGACCTTAAACCGGACGAGGTGAGATTCGTACATGCAGGAATGAATCAGGCTACGTCTTACAGTGAGTGGCAGGTGGCCCATTTCCGCCTCCTTAACGACTCTTTCTTCCTCCCGTACGGTGTATCACTACTCCATAAGGCAAGGCGTGCATGGAGAATGTGGTCAATGATGGAAGATGCAATGCTCATCTATCGTTTGGACAAGAGTATTGAAAGACGCGTGTTTAAAATCTATGTCGGTGGAATTAACGATAAGGACGTTCCGGCATTCGTCAATGAAATCGCCAACAACTTCAAGAGAACACCAATCATCGACCCTATGACAGGACAAGTCGACCTTAGAAAAAACTTCCTTGATGTCTCCAGCGATTACTTTATCCCTGTACGTGACCCTTCTGCACCTACCCCTATCGAAACATTGCAGGCGGCCCACAACGACACTTCAATGGACGATATAAACTACATGCAGAACAAGATATTTGCCGCAATCCGTGTTCCGAAGCAGTTCATTAATTTCCAGGACGCACAGGGTAAAGGACAGAACTTATCACTTGCAGATATACGTTTTGCCCGTATGATTATGGGTATTCAGCAGTTTGTGCTCGCTGAACTTAATAAGGTGGCAATGGTTCATCTGTACCTTCTTGGTTTTAAGGAAGAGCTTACAAACTTCTCGCTTTCAATGAATATCCCTACGGCACAGATTGAATCACTTGAACTTGATGCACTTGGGAAGAGAATACAAACCGCATCTCAAGCACTCGCTGACCCTGGAATCGGTATGCCTATGGTTTCCCTCCATTGGGTACAGACTAACATTTTGAAACTCAGTGATAACGAAATCAAGGACATTCTAGGTGAAATCCGTCTTGAAAAGGCTATGGCGGCTGAACTGCAGATGACTCCTATGATAATCAAGAAGACCGGACTATTCGATACTGTTGATAGGATTTATGGAGATTATGAGGCAATGAACAATCCTCAGCAAATGCAGCCCCAGCAAGACCAGGGCATGGGCGGCATGGGAGGTGGTGGTGGCCTCGGCGGAGCCTTAGGCGGAGGTGACCTTGGTGGCGTACTTGGAGGTGATATGGACCTTGACGGAACACCTGACGCTATGGAAGGAAGCACGGCAACCGGTTCAACCGACATGGCATCGGCACCAGCAGCATCGACCGGACAGCCACTCCAAGAAAGAAGAAAAATGGTTAAATCCGTGATTGACCAATACCTTGATATGCTGACCGAAAAACAGAAAGAAAAAGAGGATGAATCCGGCGATGAAGCCTACGGAATAATTGAGGAAAGTGAAAAGGAAGGAGAAAAATTAAATTCACTTCTCGAAAAGGTAGAAAAACTTATCGGTGACCGTGACGAGGTACTTAAGGGACTCGAAGACGGAGATGAAGAAGAGGACGATGAAAACCTTTCCGGTGAGACAGTTTCCGATGAAGATTTGTTAGATGACGAAGAATAACGGCCTTGACCGACTATTTATCAGTAAAAATAGAGAAATGAAAAGTATTAATGAAAAAATCATACAAGAGGTAGAAAACCTTAAAAATAATGCTTCTAAAAGGGTTGGGAAAAATGAATATACGCTCAACCAAAATGTTAAAATAATAAAAGAAATTCAGTGCAATGCTTATGAAACGGCTTGCGACGACGTTATTGAGCTTTTAGACGAACTGAATGATGAAGAGCAAAATCTGTATGAGGCTCTACATTCAACAAATACGATTGAGGACTTGGATAAACTGCAAAAAGGCATAAATGAAAAGTTTGAAACCAGACGCAGGGTCCTTAACCTTATATCAGAGGCAAGAGAACTCGGCGGAAAAACTTTCGGCTACCTTAAGGAGAGCTTTGAAAACCTCTCACCGAAACTTTTCAAAACGACCGAAGGAAAAGCTGTCATGAACAAGTATGCATCTACTATAAAAGAGAATAAATCCCTTTCTGCCCTCCATAAACTCTATGAGAATATCCGCAAGGCCCATTCAGGCATAGATTTTGATTATTTTGTCGGAACGCTTTGCGAAACAAACTGGAATGTAAATGAAAATGAACTAAACGAAGGCATGAAAAAACTTGCCGGAATCGTTGCAGAAGGATATGTCGTCGTTGGTGAAGGTGCCGGAAAATATCTTGGTACTGAGAATGACAGACTTGACGGCGCGATTGAATTCATTGCTGAAAATAAAGTCGGTCAGAAGAACATTGTAAAGTATAGTGAGGCCATTAAGGTTATCCGCGAGGCCGTTGAAAAGAACGGAAACATCGCCGACAGTTTCAAAAAGGAAACAGACCTCGACAAGACCATTGAAGACCTTGTTTCAAAGTACAGTAAGGAAGAATACACTGACGAGGAAGAAAAGGACATGCTAACCAATCAGATTGCAAGGAGCGGCGACGAGGAAACCGTATTCATTAAGAAAAAGACCGAGTGCGTTGATTCCCTTGACGAGGCTATCAAAAAATATGACGATGGAAAACACGAAGAGGAACTCACCACATTAAAGAAGATTCACGAGCAGGTATCCGCAAAGACTTATAATCCGGAAACAATCGGACCAGATATCTGTAACTTTGTAGAAATGAGTAAATTATTTGAGTAATGAAAGTAATTCTTACAGAAGGGCAATTGAAGCAAATTGTTCAGGAAGAGGTTGTCGAAGAGGGTTTGATTTCTTCGCTTCTCGGATTGAATAATACGAATAGTATTGTTAAAAAAATAGTTATTGCTCTTCTTGCTGGGACAATAACTTTTTCTGCTGTTCCCATGATACTTGACAGACTCGGACAAAATAATCCAGCTGTTGAAAATACCGACCAGAGTGGCTTACTTGATAAGATTAAATCGCTTTGGAAGAACCTAAAGAATAAAGAAACACAAGTCACTGATAAGATGAAAGAAGATGCGACCGACCCAAATTTCAAAGAAAAAGTGGAAGCTCTGAAATCTTATATGGAAATGGCGGCCAAAAATCAAAATTACAACCCGGAGACGATACAAATAAGTCCAGAGGCAATGATTGAGGCATGTAACCAGACCGGTTTTGACCTTCCGCTGTTAATCGCACAGGCCCACCTTGAAAGCTGTTTCGGTCTGACCCAAAGGGCGAGAAGGACGAATAGTGTCTTTTCAGTTGGCTCGTATGATAATGGGAAAAATGTAGTAACATATGGCTCGCAGGATGCGTGTATCTTACCGTATATAAATTTGATGAAGAATAATTACCTTAGAGATAGGTCTGTTGATGACCTTTTAAAACCAGGTTCCTTCGTAAATGGTTTGAACAAACGGTACGCTTCCGACAAATCATATGAAAACAAAGTGAAGAGCATAAGGAACAGAATTATATCAAAATATCCAATTCTGGCGTCATAAAAATTAACCCAGGCCATAAGGTCTGGGTTTTATGTTATCTTACGTAAATGAGCAGGTCTTCTGTAACCGGGACCCTCAATTTTCCGGCCGATGGATAATCAACTCCGTCTTCAACCACATCACCTTTGAAAACAATGTCAAACCACCCCTCGTAAATACCAGGTTTGGCCGTGTCTCTTGGTTGCCAGTCATATTCCACAACATACTTGTCTTCACATCCTTCTGTGTCGGCATTTTTAATGACCGCTTTCGCCTTTGAGACCTTTAAAATCCCGGTCTCAATATCCTTCATTGAAAAGACAACATCTGAGTCTTGCAGGGCATTATTTATCTTGGTCTTATGAAAATCATAACGCCCATCTTCAATGAGCTCCATTCTTAAAGCCGGGTAATTTGAACCAACTCTGATAAAAAATTCCTGCATAACTTCTTCGTTTTTCTATAAAAAATTATTGTAATAATACGTTACTTATTATTCATAGATAAATAGACGACTTATAAAAAAAGACCGAATAACATTTCCGTGAAAAAGTCTATATTATCCGGTATATTCCCAGTTGTCCCTGACTTTTCTCCATTTTTTAGGCGTGCGGTCCATCATGTCCCAGTTTGTAAACATTTGCCCGTGCCTAAACTCTTTAGTTTCTTCAGGAGTTAACGGATTTCCAACCTTGACTGGAGTATGTTCTTGTTTCGGTTTTCTCAGACCAAAAAGGTGTGGGTTGATTTTATAGTAAATCAAAAGTTCCGACAGTTCTGGAATATCTTCTCGTCTTATTACCAAATCTTTGCTTTCTTCGTTTTGAAGTATCGTCACAAAAGATATTATCCTTTTGTCGGTATCTACAATTGTAAGAAATTTATGTCCGTGAAACGATATCTTGAATATCTTGCACCCGTTTTTTTCGTATCTCTTTTTTATGTTGTTATATTGCCTTATAAGGTTATCCATACCGTCATTATTCCTCATATTTTCGTGTATGTATCCGCCGTACCAACTATACATAACGAGCGTTGTCTGATATTTTCTTTTTTTATATGCAACCTCAGACAAAATATTTTTCACCGAACTTTCTATAACCTCACAAAGTTCGGAAGCAGTTAAGTTTATCAGGTCCATAATGTTTTGTTTATTATTGCAATAAATATCTACAGAATTTCTATTTTTTTGTTTTACTTATTGCAAATCCGTTTTCTTTGAGACTATATTCAATCTTGTCAAGAACAATCTTTGTGTATTTCTCGCCGTCTTCCGTTATTTTTGAAAATGGTGCCGGCTCCCCGTTTTGGTGGAGATAATATTGGAAAGTGAAATATGTTTTCTTACCGGTTTTCATACGCTCGTCCGCCACGTCAATATTGGCTATGAATGTTTTTTGTATATTCTTAGCCTCGTTTGTAATCCTTATTATACCCTGGCTCATTGCCTTATAAACGTTGGCCATTTTCTCTTTATATGAAATATCGTCATCCTCTGCTTCTACTGGAGTGATGAATGTCCCACCCTCGACATAGAACGTCGTGGGATTTTTTTTATTTATCGTACCGATTTTTAATTTGAAATATGGATTTTCCAATGATACTTCACTACAGATATTTTTAGTCATAAACAATAAAATCTACAACTAAATATAAGGTATTTTGTCCGGAAGTCAATAGACGCAGAGAAAGGGGGCCATATGCGCCTAGGTCCCCCTGCGGCTAACCTTATGACCACGCATTACGTGATTTGGGCAATCGCCGCTCTCACTATATAAATAGCTAAATCTATGTAAAACGAAAGGAAAAAGAAAAAAATATATTTACTGGCGTCAAACTATTTATGGTAGTAGAACGTTTATAAGATGGTCAGACATATATTTTTAGATAAAACAAATACGATTACCAGGGGTTCATTATGGAATACCGGACTTAATCCAATTCTTGAGATAAATTATGGGAAAGAACTATCCAGGGGTCTCATACATTTCGATGTTAATGAAATAGGGGGACTTATTGCTGATGGTACGTTCAGCGATACGTCAAAACTTTCCTGCACCCTCAAAATGACCAATTGTGCCTCTGTCGATGGGCTTCCGTATGACAAGGAAATCCACCATAGAGCATCTGAGCCGGTTGAAAGGGCTGAATCTTTTGACCTTGTTTTATATAAACTTCCGCAGGATTTTGATGCGGGAAAGGGCTTTGATTACGCTTCAGATTTCTGGGTTAATGGTAATCATAGCCGTGCATACAAGGATATGGCATCGAACTGGTATTACGCACAGAGGGCCAGGTGCTGGAAAGTTGATAATGACAAAATGATTCCGGATGAAAACGGAAGAATAGAAATCGACAACAATCACCCGTCTTACTTTTATCAGTATGTAATGTCCGGCGATACAGAAGTGCGTGTAAGGATTGACATTGAAGGTGGTGTTTATAGCCACGAAGAATTGACTGAAGAGTATCAAAAGTACCTTGATGGTGAAGAAAGCATCGTCATCGGTACGCAACACTTTGATTTCGGGGCTGAAAATCTCGAAATAGATGTTACAAAATACGTGCTTGATTGTCTTGAAAGTGGCAATAATTATGGACTGATGTTGGCATATGCACCTCATCTCGAAAGAGTAAAGATGAATACACAGCAATATGTGTCTTTTTTCACTGACCTTACAAATACGTTTTTCCACCCGTTTGTAGAATGTAAATACTGTGACCCGATAGCTGACGACAGGGCGAATTTCTGTCTCGGAAGGAAAAACAGACTTTATCTATATTCTGGTATTGAAGGTACTCCGGTTTCGCTTGACGAGGGGGTTAAATGTACCATTGACGGGACTGAATACGATGTTAAAAAGGGCGGCAAGGGATTTTATTATGTTGAAGTGACCCCCGACCCCAATGAATTCGAAGTTGAAACAATCCATTATGATGTGTGGTCAAATCTTTCACTTGACGGACAGCCTATCGCTGATGTTGAACAGGAATTCGTTGTAAGTCCCAGGGAAAACTTCTTGTCGATTGGAAGTAAATCCGCCGGTCCCGATAGGACTGTTCCCCAGGTGAGTGGCATAAACGACGCTGAAAACCTTGAAAGGGGTGAAATCCGTGAAGTTGTCGTTGATTTCAGGAAGGAATACACCACGAATAGGAAGGAACTCCTGGATAATGCGGAATGGAGACTTTATGTTAAGGATGCTAACAGGGAACTTGATGTGTTTGAATATCAGCCAGTTGAAAGGGCATTTCTAAATAACTTCTTCATTATCAACACAGAAGACCTTATTCCAAACGACTATTATGTTGATATAAGGACTATGAGGGGGCGAGAGACAAGATATTATAAAAAAGTTCTCAGATTCCGTGTAGTTAGCAACGTAACAAACAGGTACCAATAAAAAAATCCTCCTTTAAAGGGAGGATTTATTGTTAGTTTATTCTTACATTGTCACTTAGTGTTCCTTCTAGGTCATAGGTTGCAACGGCTTTCATATTTTCATCATTACATGGCGCCATTGTCGGAAACGGATGAACATGCTTGGCGAATGCCGTCCTTAGTATATCCAGGAATTCTATGAGAGTGTCACCGAATGGAACTCTATGTGCTTTGTTGATGAGTTCCTTCATTGCTGCATCGGAAATGAAATTATCTTTTTGGTCCTCAGAATTATCCTTGCTTTCGGTTACCGATATATCCTTCGTATTGGCGTCGTTCGTGTTTGTGCCGATGAGATTAATTTTATCGGCAACAATAGTAGCAGTACTTTTAAAGCCATCTTGCTCATAGTCGTTTTTAGGATAATATTTAAGTGAAATGAATGCCGGTGACGTCGTATTATTTTTTGGACCGTTGATATCTACAACTTTAACGCCGGCTTTTATACGCACCTCCTCATTCTTAAGTTGTATTCCGGTATCTTTTCTGCCTTCAATCGAGACGTCATCAAGTGCTGGATAAAGTGTCGGTTTAACACCTTTTTTGTAACGAGGGTTCGGTCCCCATCCAATATAACCTTGTTCTGTGATTCGTAAAGCCGCGTCGGCATCTTCATAAAAGAGCTTATCTTCCTGAGAGATAACCGGACCAATATAAAAATTATTATATCCGTGGTCTCCTGGACTCATGGATACGACTACTACGAGTTCCCCGACTTTTGGGCATATAAGGAGCATCTTTGGAAGTAGTGGAGTACAATATAATAAATCCTCATCTTTCTCAACCGGGGCATCATAATTTGTACGAACCTGTATTCTTCCCCCATCATGTACATCGTCTATGTTCGTGACTTTTCCGAAACGTAATACCGCACCGTCTGCCATTATTTAAAAACTTGTCCTTCTTATTTTTTCCTCATTTTCCGCTTTGATATATTCACGGTCCAATTCATCGAGTTGTTCTTCTAGAGAGGCAATTTTCGATTTTATTGCCTCGTACTCATTTTCAAGTGCGAGCTTATATAATTTAAGCTCATTATTACTCATATTTTTACAATCTTTGGGTATCATAGTAAAAATCAAATTTATCTCATTAAAGTCCAGGTAAATACATAATTCATGTTTTTTCCGTCAAGTACAAATGGGCCTCCCGCATTACCTCCGGTCAGTTGAAATTTTAATTCTCCTGGCGGGATGGCTACAAAACAAACTCCATCATCCTGTATTGCCAATTTAATCCTATTCACTAGATTAAAAACAAAAGCTTCGACAACATCGTTATATTCGTTTTGTGCGTAAGTCATGTCGGCATATATTTTAGCTGACATTATCACACTTGAAAGTCCTGGTCTCCTTGAACTAGTACATAAAAGTAAAATGGCTGGTATCTGGGTTAATGTAATCCTTACTTTATCTAAAGTCCCGGAAACTATACTTATTAAAGATGCTATGTTCATTACCTGATTATTCCGTATCCTTTTGCGTTATTAATATTTGTTCCAACAGCTTCAATCGGACCACCAGCGTTTGCTCCAGTAGCATTCACTATTACAGAACCAATAGGGATAACACACTCGACAAGTGCATCATCCTTTAAAGAATCGACAACTTTTTCGACAACGTTTGCAACAAATTGATTGACAACATTTTCAGTTCCGTCCGGCATCTGCCCAGTATTTATACCTAGCGGTGCATTGTCTGAAATAATATTGGATGTAATTGTTATTTTAGACAGACCTGGGCGTCTTGTTGCTGTCGCATAAATCAAAATCGCCGCCAGCTTGAGGACTGGTTTTCTAATTACGTCAAGTGCCGAATTGGTAGTGTCAATAACGGTTCTTATTGTTTGTTTCTTGTTTTCAAGTGCCATGGTTTAAGGTTTTGGTCCCTTTGCTTCGGGTATTATATCAGCATAATTAACGTCGTCTATGCCGTTGAGCGTCTTACCGATTCCGAACAACCTTATACATTCCATAATTTGGTTCAGTAATCTGATATAGTCGTTCAGTTGTTCAAGAAGCATTAAAATAACAATCTCATCAACTAATTTAGTGATTGCCTTCTTTACAATTTCAATCAGATAAAGAACTATTGCATCTTTTATCTGTATTATGAGTTTTTTAATGATGCCGGCTAATTTTCTGAATATGAAATCTGAAACCGCATCCATATCACGTTTTCCGAGATTATTCATGTCTATCAGCCCCATTACATCGAGATTTATACAGAATAGGAGCATTATCTGAGGGGAAAGAAGTGCCCTTACGAATGGCCTAACTATTGCAAACAATAATTGATTAAGGAAATTTGATTCAATAGCCAAGTCTGCTGATAGTGTGGTTTTTGTTACCCCGGTACTTCCTGATGTTCCGGCAACAGAATAGACGCCTCTCGTTATGGTTGATTTTATTTCATTAAGTGTGGCGGCTGTTGCTACGGAATCCATTGTTTCAAGTGGAGTGCCTGACGGATTTTGTATTGCTGCTGAGGATACTGTTTGGTATGGTTTTGCTCCGTACTTTTGTAACTCCATCTTCTTAAGTGCTTCAGAATAATCCTCATTTGAAAAGAAGTAGTAACTGTCATCAACTTCCTTATCGTCAGCAGTAATCGTATCCAAAATCAATGTAGAAAGTCTTGCATCAATTATTTCATCACTCAACGAAAGATTAAATTTAACATCCGGGATAGGTGATATTCCATTAAGCTCATAGAGCAAATTCATTATGATTGACTTCCAATTAAAAATTTTAATGTTCTGAAGATAATCAGCATTGAATTTGTATATTGTTTTGGTTAAGTCATATTGTCTCCCTAAAAGCTTTTTCTTTGTTACATATCGCTGTGCCGGAAATGTAACCACAAGGTGCTCGATGTCTCCCCAACTTTCACTAGGTTCCATTTGAAGGATTGGGTAGAGTGTTTCAATTTTTTTACTATCCTTTTCGAGATAAAGGTCTTCAGTATATTCTTTTCTTGATTTAAGCCAGTTGTCCCAGTCTTCTGCTGAATTCCTTGCGGTATCACTGTCCCTCAGATTTAATCTTCTTGAGTCCCAGACCATCTTATTGTATTCATACATGTCTTCACCACTTTCTGTGTTGTCTCCACGATTTGCAACATACCAAATAAAGGCATTCATGTCGTTAGTTTTATAAAGGCTTTCAGCTGTATATTTAGAACGAACGGTATAGACATATTCTGCCGGTGGTGTTTCATCTTGCTTTACTTTGATGGATGACACACTTACGAATTTTTTAAATAGTTTTTTTTGTTCGTCGCTAAGCGATTCAAATTCGTTGTCCGAGAGTTTTTGATATTGGTATATGGTATATTTTTCAGCGGTTTTCTCTCTTATGTTGGCTACCGTTGTATCTTCTTGCACGGTAGTGCCGCTATCTCTTTTATAGTAGTTTATAAAAGATGAAGTATCATAAAAGTATTTTCCACTTTCGCTTACTGGGGACACATGTAGTGTATTACTGAAGTCCAATATATGTGTAGGAATATTGATTGGTTTTGAACCTGATACGCCATGTTCTTTGTAATAAGTATCCAGGCTGGCTTGCGGAATAAACGGTGAAATGGAACAACTTAAAAAGCTTGTCAGAATAGTATTTATCGTAACTTTTACAGCATCTTCAAGCTTATAGATGAAGCTGTCGTTGTTTTGTTGTGATTCAATCAAGGACAAGCTTGCTTCGATAGAATTTATTGCACCATGATATCCACCTTCTATTACAGCTGCTATATTAGCATCTCCAGTGACAACTTCAAGCAATTCAGCAACAAGCCGTTCCTCGCTATATCCAAGAGTACGAAGGATATCAATGATTAAATCAAGCGTCGATTCGTATTCCTTGGCATATGGCGAAAACTTATTTAGGTATTTTCCGAGATTTTGCTGTACAATCGTGCTGTACGCAGAAATTTTACCTAATAGTTGGTTTGATGATGCTTTATTTCCGGACATTTTTAGTTTTTAAGGTCATAGGAGTCGGTGTCATCATCGCCTCCGATTATTTCGGCACGTAACTGATTGAGGTCAAGTTTCGTTGCCTTTGCAAATTGCTGGTCGTTCAATGTGTCTTCAATATCTCCGTTATGTTTAATTATTTCACCCATGAATTTAACAAGCTCAACCTTTGTAGATAAAGCTCTGTTCAAATCTCCATGGTAATCATGCATAGCCTTTGCATATTTTGCCTTTGAATCAATTGAAGCTTCAGCCAGATTTGTACTTGTGACAAGCTTGTTGATTTCGTTTTGAACACCTATCAATTGTCTGCATGCTTGGTCATATATTTCCTGTAAAAGTTCTTCAACCTTTTCAGTGGAATTAAGCCTTATTTTTACTTTTTTCTCCATAATATTAAACGCTTGTCATAAATAGTTGTGTCATTATTTTTACCTATTCATCTTCTAACATTCCTTTTTTCAAAATGTAATATGCTTTTTTGAAGGCTCGCATATTATCTCGGACTTCCTTTGTCGACATCATTGTTTCTTCCCTTAAGAAATAAAGAACTGAACTTTTTTGTAATTTATTACTTCCATCGACATTAAGTAAGTCTTCCCAACGGTCAAGAAGTTCAGTAAGAGCGACGCCAACTTTCACTTCATTTTCAGTAAGTGAATTCTTTTCTTTTTCGGTTATCATTGTTTTGATTTCACTCGACATTCCTTTGATTAGACGTTCAACCATTGAGTGTTCGGTCTCTTCTTGTGAAATATATTTCGGGTCCCTTGAAAAATCTTCAAGCATTTCATCATATGGAAGATTCCTCTGCTTGTTCTTCGTATATTGTATGTTCTTGTAAATCAAATAGTTTTTACAAACAGTACCGCAGTATGAATATGCCTTATATCGCCTGAACACGAGCTTGTAGAAAGTATATAGCGGCGTATAGTTATTTAAATAAGCATCTTCCACGGAATCTTTAAACACACGCACGTATTTCGGGGAATTTTCATTTATCGTTTTTTTTAATTCGATAAAACCGGTCCTCGTTAAATCTACCGGTGGCTCTGGCGGGTTTTCAGTCATTTCTTCATAAACCCACATTTCTGGCTTGAAGTTGTTTATCTTTGTCAGCAAATAAGAGATAGTGTCATTAAAAGTTTGTTGGAATTCTTCTTCCGGGACAAATAATTTATATCTCCTTATGATTGACTCTATCATCTTTGTCAGGGCCGGCATTAAAACTGTGTTGAATATCTTGTTTTTTTCTTCCGGGTCAGTCGATGAGGTATAATCAACTATCGCCTGCTCCTCTTTTTCATAAAAATAGCCTTTTCTTTCCTTTGGCTTTCTTCCTCTTTTTGCCATCGTCGTAAAAATCGTCAATTTTTGCGACACATTTACATCTTCTTTCCTTGTTTAACCTGCAAAATAACAATGCACTTTCCTCACATATATAAAGATGAGGGGGCCTTTTCCTGACCCCCTATCTGTGCCATTATTCTTCGTAGGTCTTCTTTCTATCTGTCTTATAAAGGTATTCCTTCCTTGCGAGTTCCACCCAGAATTCACTTTCACGGTCGCTCATGTTCTGTGCGTAGTCTGTAGCGAGAGAGCCATTCCTATTAACAAGGTGGAAGTAACCAACCTTAGGGATAACGAAAACGTTCTTCTTCTTATTGATTGCACGGAGAAGGAACTCATACCAGAAAGAAAGTTTCATACTCTCCTTCAAGCCGCCAACCTCAATGAAATCCTTTGTTTTAAATACGCCCCCGGTTGTGTTGAAGATAAGATAGTCCTGGAGACATTCATTGTCGAAGTAGCCAAGTTTCTCAGAGAATGAACTTGCCCACACAGCCTCATTCACATAACCGATGGGGCCTTCTTCCTTATGCTGGTAATCAAATACCTCAGTAAGTGGAAGATAAATCGAAATATCATCACCGGTGTTAATATATTTTATCACATTGTCGAACCAGATTGGTGAGAATTCATCATCGTATTCTAGGATTGCAAAATAATCGGTCGTCACATTCTTTACCGCAGCGTTAATCTGTGCAGAGAACCAAGCATTCTCATTCTCAACATATTCAGCCTCGTGAAGATTGAGAGCCTTTACCTGGTCAAGGACTTCCTTCGGACCAACGAACATAAGCTTAGATTCTACGTTCTTGCTGGTCTCGTCGAAACTCTTCACCGCTGTTTCAAGGAGAGTTTTAACATCATCGTCAAAATTATGAACGGGTACAATTGTTGTTATCTGTGCCATATTACTTTAAATCATTAGGTGTCAATTTATTATTCTTAATCTGGGCAAGAACCTCCTTGAAATCGGAGAGACGCTTGGCAAATAGGCCCGTAACATATTCCTTCTCCACGTCTTTCCTGTGTGCGTCATATGTGTAGTCGTCAGCGGCCTTTGCAAGATTATCGTAAAGCTCCTGCGGTACCCTATCAAGTGTCCAAGTTCTAACGACACTGGCAACCATATCCGGAACACGGCGTATATCATCAAACCAGATAAATGCTGGATTAAGACCATTACTTTCTCCGCCTTCGGTCACCTCATGTACATATGTCCAGTCTGTAGGGGTTGCGGGGACCTTTGCTATTACGATAGAGCCTGACTTTGCGGCCTCAAGTGCTGAATACCCGAAATCGCTTATCTCATCCATCCAAATCGTAATTGCCCCTTCCCTGAGTGCATCAGCAAAGACTTCCTGAGTAACGCCACGAAGGTCACGGAATGAAACCCACTTATAAACAGGGTATTTCCAATAGAAAGGTTTAACAATCCTGCTGATATCGTCCTGGTTCCTTGAAACTACATTGATGATGAGCTTCTTTGGTGTGTCATTGTTGCGGAAAACCGGGTCAATCATAGGACGTACAATATGTGTCTTAATACCAGGGAAATATTCATCAACAATGTCTTTAAGGGCGTTTGTCGTTACTACCATCTCGTTAATATTTACGTCAAACGGAGTAACTCCTACGGGCATAAAGTCGGCGAAGAAGTTATGGTTCTGCATTATGATAACCCTCTTGCATGGGAGCGTCTTAGTCTGGGACATTACTGACGACAGGATTTCTGGAATGAAAAGAAAATCGCTGGCAGAAATTTCCACATTTTCCTTTTCGATATTATGATGAGGGAGATTGGCGGCTTCTTCTCCGAGCCAGTCTCCAACACCGACAAATTCCTCTTCCTGGTGCAGCATAGCCACGTTATAGCCGAGTTTCTTTAATGTCAGGGCTGTGCGATAAATATATTCAAGGGAGCCTGACGGATTTCCCTTTGTGTCAATTACGAAAAAGAATACGTTGAAGGACTTGTTTTCCGATTTCTTAATGTTTTCTTCAACTACTCTTATCATTTCTTCTTTATTCAATTCTGCCATTGTATATTATTGTTATTCTGTTATTTCTTCAATCATTCCTTCGGCAAGCAACGTATTAAAAGCCATAGCGAAGCCGAAATCAACTTGTTTTTCTGTATCTATAGTATCTACATTGCTGTCGAGTATTTTTGCAACCAGGCTCTTTACAAAATCATAGACAATCATATCTTCCTGGCTGTTCCCTGTTGAAGTGATTTCCCTGTTTATCTTTGAGGTTAAGCGGAATTCACCATTTTCATCATACTCGTAGGCCTCGGTAATTTCACCTTCACTGCTATTCTTACCGCTAGATACCAGACAAAACTTGTTGATTCGTGCAATGTTGAGCTTGTAATATTTTCCGTCAAAGGTTAGTGCGTATTTGTTATTTAACATTTTCAAGTAGTTTTTCAATTATATTCTCGTCAGTAAGGAACATGCTAAGCGTTTCATAGGAAAAATCAGCCGGGCATTCCTTATTATACTCCTTATTAACTTTAATCGTAATTTTACCTTCTGGTTTAGAATTAAGTAGTGAAGGGTTTGCTGTTATCAGTACGTCACACTTATCCCAGATGGTGCTTGAATCGGCTGGTAAATACGCTTCTCTAATTTTTGTACCGAGTTTAGAAAGGAAGAAGTATGTATTCCCAATTGACGCCCCGTATTCCATTGTTGAAACAAACATAGCTTCTATGGGCTCGTCCGTATCAATCTCTTTCAGAGTTTGTTCCGTCCATTCGTTTAATTGTTCAGTCAGTTTTTTTGTGCAGGTCGGGCATTTTCCAAATAATTCGAACGGGTAATCCTCATAAACAAACTTTTCGTACGCCCTGGTTGTTTTAAAAGGCAGTGCGAGTTCCATATCGTTTGTTGTTTCATTGAATTCCTCCGGTTCAAACTGATGATTGTAGCCCTTTACATAATACATTAGAAAGTTATATGTAAAATCCCTCACAACATCATTAAGGTCTATTGCAATTTTCATTTCTTTTTTAATTTCTTTAAAAATATAAATGCCAGCCATAACATTGTCAAGCATTATTCGTCTTTCAACGCCCTTTGTTTAAGTTTTTCTTGCCTTCTTTCTATTGCCCCATAGTCTTCAATGGAGATTTCATTCTTTTTGGGGGCAAGTTCTTCGTATTTTTTGGTCAATGAGTCAGTCTTATGCTTTTCAACAATATCGACGGTCTGCAATTTGCCGGCATCAAAAGTTAAGACAAAATTATTATCAAAAATTGATATCTTTTTGAATTTTAAGTTTGTAAAGAAGTAAGTAATGTAATCGTCCGCCCCAAATGCCTTATCTGTTGTGAAGCTGACTGATGAAATGTCTAAAAAATCTGTTTTTTCAAGGTTAGCATCCTTTATTCTGTGGAGTTCAGCTATTAGTATTGCATCTGTTTTCGTAAATTGCCCGGCTTCTGCGGATATGTAAAGGTCTAATTTTGTCTTTCCAGCTTTCGTCTCCCTAACGACCATCTTTTTAACAAAGTTTTGAAGAGTAAAGCGGGGGGTAAATCCATCATATTGAAGGTCTAAAAGTGGTTCAAAATCACCGCCATTTGTATTTATGGCCTCTATTAGGGCGGCAGCGGTTATATTAAAATTTGACCCCTTTTGTATCATCTTATTATCTTGTATAAGAGTAACATGATAACCTCTCTCATTGAAAACTTCCGGGTGTTTATCATATTTCATTGCCACTTTTTTCACAGCGATTGCAGAAAGTTCCTTATCAGAACCAACTGAGTCATCACTAAGGTCTCCGAGCAGCGTAACCTCATATTTATCAGCCTCCCTTGCTACTCTGTAAGACTTGTCGATAAGTTCCAGGGCTTCTTGCGTCTTTTGCTCCCGTAGAAGGTCGCTATATACGTTGTTTATCTCGAGTTTGTGAGAAATTTCCTGGTCATCACTGTCTTCACCGCTTACTTGCGACAGCATTGCAGAATCAGCACTCCTTAATCCCTGCATCAGTCCATGGAAAAAGAGTGTAACATTTAGTTTAATTTTTTTAAAAAAGTTGTTCATTATCTTCAAGTGCTAAGAGTTTATTTTCCATTTCGGCCAGTAATTTAATCCTCACCGCATTCACCATTGAAAGCTTTTGTGATAACTCTCTGTTTTCTATATCTCGAACTGTTTCCGTGGTATTAAAATTATATCTGTTCATTGCCACCTTGTCTTCATAATTTTTACGTACGGCATTTGAGGCTTGTTCTGCAGCAACAAGTTCCATAAAATTCATGTTTTTTATTTCCATAATCGTTTATACTTTCTTATTAAAAAGTAATCCATAAGTGCATAAAAGTCAAATTTTGTGTTTTATAAGATATTTATATGAAAACTAGTTTAAAGAAATGGCACAGAAAGTTTTAAATGAAGCACAGATGCGTGAATATATAGAATCTGAGGTTAGGAAGGCTCTTATGAACGAAAATAGGGAAAACAGCCTTTTAAAAGAAAGCATAAACGAAGCCCTGGAAGAAAGTATGATGGACGAAGGAGTTATGGATTGGCTCAATAATTTACTTGGAATTGGCGGCCAGAGCAACAAACAACAACAGGGACGCCAGGGGATAAGTGCTGAAGGTATTGTGGGTGCCATCCTTGGACATTTTTTAGCACCAGTGTTGGAGAAGCTTCTTGCAAAGATTGGTATCGAGCCTAAAGGACCTATTGGTTCAATCATAGTTAAGGCAGCTTCTACTATGGGTGGCTATGGACTTGGACAACTCGTAGATAAGAAATGGGACCCTATTGGGGTAGATAACGGGGGATTCCTCGGTCTTGGAGCCAGAAAATAATTATGACAAAATACATCTTAAAAGAAAGCGAACTCCACTCCATCATTAATAAAATAGTGATGGAAGAGGTTTCTAATGTAATCAATGAAGGTTTTTGGCAAGGTATTAAGAACGCAGCGTGGAATACGGCAAAACTCGGTGCAAAAGGTCTTATCGCACCTAGCCTCGTTGGGCAAGATATTGTAAAGAAGACCAGCGACATTGCAATGGGAAAAGACACCATCACCGGTACCGTAAGTAGATTTTTCCAGGGTGACGCAGGAACACAAAAGTCAAAGAAAACCAGTAGAGAGACTAGTTTAGCGGATATGGAATATGATGAACGTATTGAAAAGAAATACGGAAGACCAGCAACCACCCCTAAACTCATTGGTAGAAAAGAAAAACTGGCCGGGAAAGTTCGTTTCCAGGATGATGTTTTTGGAAACCTCGGTCGCCACTACCAAGACGAAGATGGTGTTTGGACAAAACTGTTGGAAAAGAAAAAGGAAGAAGTACAAACACGCCCTAACTCGAGAAGGAGACTAACCAGGTGGTTGAAGATGTGGCTGGACGAGAGGGATGCCAAGTACGAAGAATTGATTAAAAGATATTAAAACAGAAAAAGGTCACACTAGTGTGACCTTTATTCGTCTTCTACATCATTTTCTGGAACGTCCCTGAAAATATTGAAAACCGATATTTCTTCTTCGTTTATTATCGTATCAACTTGCGGAAACGGGGGCAATGAAACGACCTTTTCCTCAATTGTCTTAATTTTCTGGTCATATATCTCCGTATCTACCTCTGTTACGTATTCCGGATTTACCCCATAACCCATTCCGTCATCAATCAAAAGACAGGGATAACTCTCCAACAGTTTTTCAGTCTTTTCGTTCTTTTCTAATGATATCGTCTTATCATCTTCAACAAACCCGAGACGTTTCAATATTTCCCCCAGGTTCATTGCACATATCGGCCATCCATGGAAATCTGTTCCTATCTGTTTCATAATATCAGTTATTATAAACGATTTTTGATATCTGCACCCACCGGCTTTCCTTGTACTCATCAAGATATCTGGAATTCGTATAACTCATAGCCGAACGAAGATAATCTGTCTCATTCTCTGCCCACCCTTCAATATCGTATTCAACTTTCTGGTATTTCAGCAACCCCTCTGAGGTCTTAAGTTTCTTTGTTTCAATGCTATTTGCTTGATTTATAATATTTTGTGCGATTTTCGAACTCATACCGTACAATTCTTTCCATACCGTGAGTTTTCCTTGCTTGATTAGGGACATCACTTCTCCGTACTTTTCCTTCGGCACTTCGCGACCGAAATAAAACAGGGTCTTGAGCGGTCTTGCAATCTTCTTGCCACGGACGTTCCAATAAAATGTGCCATAGGTTGTCTTTCCGGCACTTTCTATTGCTTTATTAAAAAGGCTCCCAATCATAACATAATCGGCATATATGAGGGCTTTCTGTATATCCCTGAACCCGTGAATACCGCCATCGGCAATAATCTTGCATTTCCCGCCGATTTTTTTCTTTTCCTCATACACTTCTTTGAGAAGGGAAAATACGGGAAAATGTACTGCAGTGTTTGAGCTTGTGGAGCATACGTTTCCGGTGCCTATAGATACGCGGACAAAGTCACAGCCGGCTTTTTCGTAATATTTATATGCCTCGGGGTTTGCAATATTTCCCGTCATTATGATGATTTTGTCGCCATAATCCTCCTTAATCCTTTTTACGAGGTCAAGCAAGCATTTCATATGCCCATTTGCAAGGTCTATGCATATTTTCAATGGCCAGCCCTTTTCAATAGCTGACGGAGGGCATATACCAGAGTCTTTGTGGAAGTATTTGCTTGCCTCGCTTAAAGAAAAGGCGACGAAATTTGGCGTATGGGCTTCTGTTAGATAAGAGAACCTTTTTACAAGTGAGTAACTTCTGGGTATGACGGCTCGGATTCTTGCATCATTGAAACTACGGGCGTTTTCCAAAGAAACTACCGACGACATACAACTGGCAAAAATCGGCAGGTAACCGTATTCGTCATAAGGGTCGCACTCGGAACGGCTACATATATCAGTTACCGCCTCGGGCACGACCGTTATATCATCATAATTCAGTTTGATATCCTGCATATTATTCCTCATTCAATTTGTTAAAACGCTCACGCTCAATGGCATATGCAAGTTCATTTGCCTGGCGTACGATTGTTGTAAGAATATTTACTACATACTTGCGGTTCTTTGCTTCCTCACCGTCCTTGTCAAGCGAACAGATAGCCTCGAATTCAACCGGAGACAGCTTTACGCCAAGATTAAGTGCATTAAGTGCGCTCCTTTCACCGAACTTAAGGCAGCCTTCGGTATCTGCAAACTTATAGACCATACCCCTCTTGTCGATTTCCCATTGATTATCGTTGGGCTCATACATTTCAATCTTGGAAAGGTGCTGGATAAGACACACCTTAATAAGCTGTTCCTTCGTAATCTGGGGGAATGTTCCACATACCATCTTTGCGATGCGTTCCGCGATGGAAGTAAAGAGATTAATGTGGCAAATGAGGGCCCCAGGATATGCCAGACCGGTTTCGACCGAAAGGGCACCGGGTGCAACCTTGAGCTGTTCTTTAAGTTCTTCCTCATTCCAGTGTTCAGCAAGATTTACGGACTGCATATTTCCCCAGAATGCAACCCACTGTTTGTTAAAGTTTTCCTCTGTAAGTGTAATGTTTTTCATATTCCTCTATGTTAAATTAAACGTTTATCTGCTTTATTAATATACAAAAAAGTATTGGAAGAACAAAACCGATTTATGAGAGGCAATGACTATTTATAAGAAAATATCGTTTTGAAATGAAGTATCTTTTGTATTACAAGCTGGATAGTAACTTTATTGCCGACCAGACTAGCGTTGGTGGGGATGGAACAAAGGTCGTATCAGTCGTTGATGGCGTTGCTTGGACTAACGACCAGGAAAAGGCATATTATAGATTTGCCAATAATGACAGTGAAAACCTTACAAGTTACACTGTAACAGTACATTATAAAAGTAGGTCAAATAAAACGTTGGCACCGGACGATGTATATGCTGTTGATGCTTATGTTGGAAAGAGTGTTAAGGAAACCATCATTGCTAAAGGCATTAGTGGATACACAGCACTAAATAATAGCGAAGAGCTTATAATAAATGATAATACAGAATATACTTTTTTCTATAAATCTATTCCGGACTATAAAAAACCACTTACGTTCAATATTATTTCTGCCGGTACAATTAATTGGAAAACGAACAATCCGGCTTATACTAATTCTATCGAATATAAGAAAAATGATGGAGAATGGATAACTATTACTTCAAATACCGGAACTTCAGCACCAAGTATTTCTGTAAGTGCTGGCGATGTTGTTCAGTTTAGGGGAAACAATACAACTTATAATTCCGGCGGTTCAAGATACAGCACTTTCAGTGGCACAACGGCAAAGTTTAAAGTTGAAGGAAATATAATGTCACTTATAGATAGTGAAAACTTCGCTACTGCAACTATATTGGTATCAAGTTATACTTTTAGCTATTTGTTCTATCAATGTACTGGTTTAACTTCTGCTGTAAATCTTGTACTTCCTGCAACAACATTGGCACATAGTTGTTATGAGAGTATGTTCGATACTTGTAGAAGTTTAACCACGACCCCAGAACTTCCTGCTACTACATTGGCAGATTTTTGTTATCAAGGTATGTTCTATAATTGTACAAGTTTAACTATAGCACCTGAACTTCCTGCTACTACATTGGTAAGTGGTTGTTATAGAAGTATGTTCTATGGCTGTACAAGTTTAAATTACATTAAATGCCTTGCAACAGATATTTCTGCAAGTAATTGTACAAATTATTGGGTAAATAATGTTTCTTCTACCGGTACATTCGTTAAAGATGCAAATATGGCAAACTGGGTAAGCGGACCAAGTGGTATCCCTTCTAAATGGTCCATTAAAGATTATGGTTTCAAGCTTTCTCGCTCTAACATTACCTTAAGCGAAATTACCAGCGCTAAAACTATCACAATTACGTCATCATTTAATAGTTGGACAGCGACAACAAATGATGATTGGTACGGTCTTTCACAATACACCGGAGGTACAGGCGACACAACCATCACCATTACTGCAAATACGCAGAACACAAATAGAACGGGAACGGTAACATTCACAGACGGTACAAATGTTGCAACATTGACAGTGAATGAAAAATATCTTATTGAAACACCTTTGACCTTCAACATTATCTCTTCCGGTACGATTTATTGGAAAGCATATAGCACTAAATATACGATATCCGTTCAATATAAGAAAAATGATGGAGGATGGACCAGTATTGCCTCAAACACAGGAACTTCAGCACCAACTATTTCAGTAAATGCTGGTGATGTTGTACAATTTAGAGGTGATAATGCAACTTACGCTACTGGTACTTCAATGTATAATACTTTCAGTGGCACAACAGCGAGGTTTGAAGTTGAAGGCAACACAATGTCACTTATAGATAGTACTAACTTTGCTACCGCAGCCACTTTAGCATCAAATTATACTTTTTATCGTTTATTCTATCAATGTGCTGGTTTAACTTCCGCTGAAAATCTTGTACTTCCTGCTACTACATTGGTATATCAGTGTTATAGTAATATGTTCTATGGTTGCACAAGTTTAACAACGACACCTTCGGTACTTCCTGCTACTACATTGGCGAGTTATTGTTATTATCAAATGTTCTGGAATTGTACAAGTTTAACAACAGCGCCAGCACTTCCTGCTACTACATTGACAAATTATTGTTATAATAATATGTTCGATGGTTGTTCAAGTTTAACCAAAGCACCAGAATTACCTGCTACTACATTAGCAAATAGTTGTTATGGTAATATGTTCTGGAATTGTACAAGTTTAACAACCGCACCAGAATTACCTGCTACTACATTGGCAAGTAGTTGCTATAGTGGTATGTTCTATGGCTGTACAAGTTTAAATTACATTAAATGTCTTGCAACGGATATTTCTGCAAGTTATTGTACAAATTATTGGGTAAGTAATGTTTCTTCTTCAGGTACATTCGTTAAAAACCCAAATATGTCATCTTGGACAACTGGTGTAAATGGTATTCCCACAAACTGGACCATACAAGATAACGTTTAAAAACTAACGAACTATTATGGCTAAGAATTGGAAACTGATTCATATAAAGAGCAAACAACGTGGGGAGGATGGGGTATCACCAAAACTCCCCACCAGCGAGCAGCTTGAGTATGGCGAGATTGCAATAAACTACGGTGATGGCATTGAAACCATCGCAATCCGTAACGATAATGATGAGATTGTTACTTTTATCCCAGAATATAAAGTCAAGGAATATATTGACAAGCGTATAAAGGAATTGGTTGTTAATTTCAAGGACGAAACTCCGCTCGATATTGATGACGCAGCAATTGATTCCGGAGAATATTAAAAAAGAAACGGGCCCACAATCAAGTGAGTCCGTTTTTTATTCAGCATCGACTTTGGTCCAGCTTATTCCCTTATCAGTTGTCTTGTACGTTCCAGCTGTTAGTCCGCCGTTTGAAATTGACCAGAGAACAAGTCTCATAATGTATTCCATATTGTTGGTGATGTATAGGTATAGTTCCCACATATGGTCTTCCAGTTCCTTAGGATATACCTTACCAGAGGCCCCATCATCGATTTCTTCCCCGTAATGCCCCGTAATGAGCGCCACATCTTCCATAACAAAGGTGCCGCCGAACATATTCCACTGATTAATCCCCCAGCCATTCTGTGATGCTTCGTCATTGTATTCGTTGATTCGGTTTCTTACGTCGAAAAGTTTGCTGTGGAGCCTGGAAAACTTCTTGCGTCTTTCCGGCGGCATTACATCAATCTCTTCCATTGCCTCGATAATGGGTTCTATTGGCAGTTCCTCACCGAATTCAAATGCGTGAAAATTTATATTCTGTATCAAGCGAATATGCTCGTCTGTCAATGTAATCTTCTTTGTTGCCATAACGTTCCTTTTTCTACATTATACAAAAAAATCATTGTTTAATCAATAATTTTCCTTTATAATATTACGTAATACTTTTAAAAATGGCAAAAGAGACAAAGAAAGAAATAGAAAATAAAGTCGAATTGTTCAGAGGGCGATGGATGCTTCAAAAAGATTTTCCGGATGACAAACTTGATGTTCTTAGCGAAAGATTTGAGCTTGCGGAAAAGTGGGAGGCAAAGAAAAGAAAGGAGGGTCCGCCGTTTAATGAGCAGTTCTGTATAGATGTATATGTGATTACGGAGATGCTCACAAAGGATAATTCGTTCAAGGGGAAGTATAACCCGGGCGAGATTTATGATGAAATGTGTGAGACAATGAAGGAACTGAGAAAGGGTAAGAAAGATTACTCGTTATATGATGAAGCCAAGGTTCTGGGAATCGTAATGGAAAAACATAAGAAAAAGACCTCCAAATAATGGTGGTCTTTAATTTTTTTTAGTTTCTTAATGATTCGATTGCCATAATTGCGTAGGCGGCAAGGTCCATAAGGGTATCTTCAATGCTCTCGCACTTTATTAACTGCTTTGCTCCTGGTTTAGTGAGCGTTTTCAACCGGTTCATTTTATCGTTAAGTCTGATTACATAGCTCACAATGCCGAATTCCCTATATGAAGCATCTGCAGCATTGCCATAGTCATTATTCTTCTTTTCGTGGAGCTTTGCAATTTCCTGACAGATATTGTTAAAAGAGCGTGGTTTTGCATTTTTAACCGTCTGGGCTTCATAGTCGCATTTTTTGGGCTTGTCACCAACGTCATCGGCGTCTGGCTCGTTATCTAAGTCCTTATTCCTTGTTTCCCATAATTTTTCCGCAATCTTATCTTCTTCATCTTCTGTCACAAAAGCGTGCTGCATCTTATACCTCATATCTGTTCGAACTTTATCTTCCGCATATTCCTTTAAGATTCGCTGCCCGAGTGTCAAATCCTTCTTGTTACTTTCAGGTCCGTCGAAAATTTGACCTTCATTACAGATATCTTTAAGTTCGGTTTGAGGTTTTACTACCGTAACACCATTTATTTTTTTACCTACCGGTATTTGTTCATTATAAATCTTACTCATTTTTTATTCGTTTTTCCTTCTTTATTCTTAGTCTAAGTCTAACACCTGTCGTACGCCATAGTGCCAATGTTTCGGTATATAAAGGCCTTTGAAGTCGGTCTTATATTTTGTCTTATCCAACACGGAGTAATATGGACGTTTTGTCTTTGAACCATATTCCTTTGTTGTAACTCCATTTATTTTTGCGAGACCAAGAACCTTACTTGACCATATTTCGTAAATATACTTAGCAAAATCGTACCAGCTGCATACACCCTCGTCCGTAAAGTGATAGATACCGTTTTCAAGTAGCGGGATTATATCCTTTCCTTCAAGCGGTGTCCTGCATTCTATGATATTGACGATGAGTTCAGCGAGGTTGCCGGCATATGTAGGTGTTCCAATTTGGTCATTAACAACATTAATCTCGTCTTTCTTCCCAAAAAGACTCCGCATTGTCTTTACGAAGTTATTGCCATACTTACTGTAAAGCCAAGCGGTTCTAAAAATAAGATACTGACAGCCGCTTTTTATGATAAATTCCTCACCCATTCTCTTTGTCTTCCCATAAACTGATACGGGGAGCGTCATTCTGTCTTCAGTGTATGGCAAGAAGCTCTGACCATTAAAGACATAGTCCGTAGAAATGTGGATAAGTTTAGCCCCAACTGATAATGCGGCTTCTGCAAGCGTCCTGGGTGCGATTGCGTTGAGAGCCTCCGCCGTTTCATAATCGGTCTCAGCTTTATCTACGTTAGTATATGCCGCACAGTTGATTATTACGTTTATAAATCGGTCCCTTACGAACTTTTTCACATCGTCATCGTCAATTATGTCGAGAAACTCGGTGTTTTCATCTTCAACAACGTCGGTAAAGATATATGTATTGTCGGTGTTTTTAAGTAATTTTACACGGTCACGGATACACCTACCTAACTGACCGTTTGCCCCTGTTACAAGTATGTTCATATGCTTATAAACTATTTTTTATTATATCCTTCAACTTCAAGCCCAATCATCTCGGTTTGAACAATATCTAAAAGTATTGACATAATGGTTTTCTCCCCATTATACCCATCTGTAAGGTCGCTTCCTCTGTTCCAGGTTTCAAGCGGCAGCCTATATTCACAACTGCTTACACAGCCAATGTATGGGTTTTCGTGCTTATCATCTTGTACAACATCTATTGCGTATGAGTGTTTTTCACTAAAAATCAGTATTCTGTAACGGTCCTTGATGTCGTGTTCGCCATTTTTGGCAAACTTAAGACATAGGGTTTTATTATTCCAGCGGTTTATGTGTGTGAAAAAATCCTTAAAGACGGGATAACATTCTATCAGTTCTTTCGGGGTTGTTTTTACCAGGGAACCTTCGTATCTTTCCTGGATTAGTTTATCACTTATTTTTTCTTGTAAAAACATATTATAAGTCTTTTAGCGTAGTTATTCTGTTCTTGTCCTTTTCGGAGAGAATTATTGGGGAATAATGAAGGGCATCAAACATATCTTTTATGGACAGAGTAAATTTTCCAACCGTATTGTAATATGGAAGAAGTAAAATATCTTTGTCGTCCCATCTAATTCCTCCTTCACTTTCTTTGTTGTAGTAGTTGTCGCACTTATATTCAAAAATCGCTTCATCGGAAAAGACATAAAATCCATGGGCAAAACCCCTCGGTATAAAAAATTGCAATTTGTTTTCTCCGGTAAGTTTAGCACATGTACATTTTCCGAAAGTTGGGCTGTCTTTTCTTATATCAACAGCAAAATCAACAACGTGTCCTTTTAATACTCTCACAAGTTTCGCTTGCTCATAAGGTGGTTTTTGAAAATGGAGCCCCCTGAACACACCCTTGCAGGACTTGCTTTCGTTTTCCTGGAGTGCGTGAAAGTCATACTTGCCTCCCGTTTTCTCGTTGAATTCCTTTTCGTTGAATACTTCATAGAAATAACCCCGCTCATCCTCATGCAGGTCGGGGTGTATAAGCAGGACGTCTTCCAGTCCTTCCATTGGTTCTATTCTCATAATATAAATCGGTTATTCTTCAGTAATATACCGAAAAATAACCGAAATATCAAATATTAAAATTGCATTGTCTGTAGCAACCCCTTTACGGACTTCGTGTAACTTTCATCAAGCGAAATAAGGTTGATTCGCTCATTGTTGATGATTTCCTCACACATTACGATTGGAGAGTGCGATACTGTTATAATCTGTGTCCCCATTTTTTCACAAATTGTCGGGAACGCGTTGTGATATAGATTCCATACTGTCGTGATGTCAAAATTAACCTCCGGCTCATCAAACAGTATTGTCATCGGCACTTCCTTGTCGTAATTCTCAAATTGCTGGAAATACTCGTCCTGAGTCTTGTAGGACTTATACCACGTATCGTTCTGCCTCTTGTTTTTCAAAAAAGGTTCAAATATTTTCTTTATGGTCAGTCCAATTTTCTGATATTCAAGAACATTCCCGAGCATCCACATAGCCCTTCTACCGGCATTGGTCTTACTTCCTGCAATTCTAAAAGTAAGCTCGTCTGAAAAACTACCTAGAGCGGTCCCTTCAAGTCCGCCAATGAAGCCGTTGCCAAAGTTAAATGTGTGGGCGAAGTTGTCATAATAAACGACATTTCCGTCCCATTCAACTTCACAGCTGTTCTGCTTAAGCTCTTCGATGCGTTTAGCTACGGCTTCAATACTTTCTTTGTCATTGTCCCAGCCAAAAACATCGAGTGGGTCTTCTGGGCGTGTCATACCATCCCCCACAATTCCGGCGGTTCCTGCAATGGCTTTGAGGATTGTGGTTTTTCCGCACCCGTTTGGACCGAATATGATGTTCAGTTTGCCTGGTTCGAAGTTAAAGGTCTTCCCCATAAGTACCGGGGCGGCTGGATTTATGAACTTACCCTTGTTTTCGTCATAAAATTTCTTGTCAGCCTCCCACTCCTTGTAGTCCCGGTCATACTTTTCCTGCTTGAATTCCGGTTCATGGGTGTTGGTGTTATAACCCCTATAGCTGAAATCCTTCTTGTCCGGTGCCTTACCTGGCTTTTCCGGCTTCGTATATAGATATCCAGCACCCTCCTTGGGGAATTTAATGCTTTTAATCATAATTTATCCTTCTAAAGCCATTTGTTCATTCATTGCACATTCACCGGAACAAAATGTACCAATCCTGCTGGTGACATATTTTCCGCGATAATTGTCCCACGCCTGATAAATCAGTTTGTATTTAACTACTTCATTCTCAGGCACTTGTTTTCCGCACCTTTCGCAGGCAACATACCCTTCCCTCGGTGCGTAGTATTTCTCGTACTCTTCCTTGTCCTTCTCAATCTTTTCCTTGAAATCCTCCTTATTCAACGAAACATTATCAGTAAAACCCGTCTCGATGTCAAATGTTTCTGCTGTTGTAGATTTTGCGGTTGTTCCGTCTGAGTACGTAGTGTATTTTTCAACGTGTAAAATTACGTTAAACATATCCAACGGGGCACTCTCATATTTTTTGATATATTCCTCCGCTTCGCCAACGAGCACCTTTGTAACCTTTTTGCCATACGGGAATGAGTAACCGCCAAGGTAATCAGCAAGTTCGTGCCGGTTTTTCCCAACGGACCCAAATCCGGTAATCGTCCATTCTTCCAGTTCTTCTTTCGGGCACCTCGGGCAAGAGTAGGACTTGTATAATTTCTTACCGACAAGTTCTTCCACCCCAGGGAAAAGTTTAATCGCGATTTCTTTGTACATTTCTTTTTCCCTCTGACGAAGTTTGGAGTATTTTTCCTGTAATGTTTCTCTCATTGTGTCTGTATTTAATTGATTGCCACCCTGATAATGTATCTGTCTGTAACACATTTTACCGTCTTTCCGGCTATGGTCGGCATTGTATGGATTGTTACCTGCTCCAGTATGTCGTCATCCTTCATAGTGAATTCCGGCAACCTGAGTCTTTCAAGCTTATGCCTGTCGATGTATATGTTTCCATCCAGTGCCTCTAGGTCTTTCTGGGCATCTATGTACATTTCGAGCGTTTTCTGTGCATCTTCAAACGTCTTGTGGGCTGTTGTACTGAATCTTCCGTCTGAGCCCTTGGTGAGAACCAGGTAAATGTAATCTTTCATAATATCTTTAGTGTTTTCCTTACTAATATACAAAAAGTATGCCAAACTTTAACTATTTATAGAAAAATATTGTGATAAAATGAGAAATATTCGTTTCTATGAGACAGATGCTGCTTTCAAGGCATATGAACAAGGGGCCGGCGGTGACGGAAACAGCACTAAGACAAGTATTCCGGGGGTATCAGGCACATGGGACCTCGGCAAGACATATTTTAACCCCCACGACGAGACTAAATTAACGCATACGCTAACTGTAAAATATGTATCTATGTATGATGATACAGAATTGGCTGACAGTGAAACCATTGAAATAAAATATCTATCTGGGGTGGCGCAAGAATTAATTTTGTATCCAAAGGTAATTGATGGATATGTTGCAGAGGAAGAAAAAATAATCGCAAATATACCCGAGGACACCTCCATTGTATTTTATTATAAAGTTAAACTGGATTACAGAAAGCCTTTGACATTTAATATTATTTCTGCTGGTACAATTGTGTGGAAAGCACAGAATTCCGCTTATACAACAACAATCGAATATAGCAAAGATAGCGGAAAAACCTGGACCAGTATTACGGCAAAAACCGGAACTTCTGCACCAAGTATTTCTGTAAATGCCGGTGACGTTGTTCAATTTAGAGGTGATAATGCAACTTATGCTACTGATACTTCGTATTATAATTTTTTCAATGGTTCAACAGCAAAGTTTGAAGCCGAAGGTAATATTATGTCACTCATAGACAGTACTAACTTTGCTAGAGAGACTACTTTGGCATCAAGTTATACTTTTTATAATTTGTTCTATAACTGTACCGGTTTAACTTCTGCAGAAAACCTTGTGCTTCCTGCTACTGCATTGACGCAGGGTTGTTATTGTGGTATGTTCGATAGTTGTAGAAGTTTAACCACTGCACCAGAACTTCCTGCTACTACATTGGCAACTAATTGTTATATTGGTATGTTCTCTCGTTGTACATCATTAACCACAGCACCGGAACTTCCTGCTACTACATTGGCAAGATATTGTTATTACTATATGTTCAGTGATTGTACAAGTTTAACAACAGCACCTAAATTACCCGCTACTACATTAGCGTGGGATTGTTATAGGGGTATGTTCTCTAATTGTACAAGTTTAACCACAGCACCAGAATTACCTGCAACAACATTGGCAGATGACTGTTATGAAACTATGTTCTATGGTTGTACAAGTTTGAAATATATCAAATGTCTTGCAACAGATATTTCTGCATATAATTGTACAGATTATTGGGTAGATGGTGTTTCTTCAACCGGAACATTCGTTAAAAATCCAAATATGTCATCTTGGACAAGAGGAAATAATGGTATTCCTACAAACTGGACCGTGCAAGATGCTTAATAAAAACATAAACTGAAACTAATTTATTGTATATGAGATATTTACGTTTATATCCTAACGATGCGTCATTTAAAGCCGACGAAATAAATGCCGGAGGAACAGGTAATGATGTCGAGGCAATGGTTCCTGGCATCGTTAAGACCGCCGACCTTAAGAAAATGTATTTTAACCCGCACGACAAGACGGTACAGTTCCATACCTTGACAATCTATTATGAGAAATCAAATGGAGAACAACTTGCCGAGTGCAAAACAATGAGGGTTAAATACATATCTGGGGTAAAGCAGGAAATTGTTGTGACCCCCAAGAATATTGACGGATATGTTGCAAAAGAAGAAAAAATAATCGCAAATATACCCGAGGACACCTCCATTGTATTTTATTATAAAGTTAAACTGGATTACAAAAAACCTTTGACTTTCAATATTATATCTTCTGGTACGATTTATTGGAAATCACAGGGTAGTATATATGGTAACTCCGTTGAGTATAAAAAAAATGATAACGAATGGACAACCATTACTTCAACAACTGCTGGATTACCAATCAATGTAACAACAGGTGATATTATTCAGTTTAGAGGGAATAATGCAACTTATGCAACCAGTACTTTATATTATAATTTTTTCAGTGGTTCGACAGCGAAGTTTGAGCTTGATGGAAATATAATGTCGCTTATAGATAGTGAAAACTTTTCTACAGCAACTACATTGGTGTCGAGTTATACTTTTTATAATTTGTTCAATCAATGCACTGGTTTAATGTCTGCTGAAAATCTTATACTTCCTGCCACTACATTAGCAAGTAGTTGTTATTGGGGTATGTTCCGGGGTTGTACAAGCTTAACTAAATCCCCAGCACTTCCAGCTACCACATTGGCAAGTAGTTGTTATCGGTATATGTTCGGTGGTTGTACAAGTTTAACTTCAGCACCAGAACTTCCTGCTACTACATTGGTAAATTATTGTTATTATCAAATGTTCCAAGGTTGTACAAGTTTAACTACAGCACCTGAACTTCCTGCTACTACATTGGCAGAGAGTTGTTATAATAATATGTTCTCTAACTGTACAAATTTAAATTACATTAAATGTCTTGCAACAGATATTTCTGCAATCGATTGTACAAATTATTGGGTAAATGGCGTTGCTTCTACCGGAACATTCGTTAAAAATGTTAAAATGACAGATTGGACTAGTGGTACCAACGGAATACCTTATTCTTGGACAGTTGAAGATTTTGGACCTGTTATTGAGAAATGTCTTACATTTAACGTTCTGTCTAGTGGTACAATAAGTTGGAATAGTTCAAATAGTACAATTAATAAAACAATTCAGTACAAGAAAAACAACGGCAACTGGACAAATATTACTTCGAGTGTAAATGGTGCAAGTATCACGGTTAGTTCCGGCGACATTATTTTGTTTAGAGGTGATAATGAACAATATGCACACAGCAGCGATGAATACACAAGCTTTCGAAGTTCCAACGCACTGTTTGAGGTTGAAGGAAACATAATGTCGCTTGTCAATAGTACAGGATATTCCGACATTAGTGTCCTGTCAAGTGCTTTCACGTTCAGCCGTTTATTTTATTATTGTACGGGAATTACTTCCGCTGCCAAACTTATATTACCCGCAACAAGTTTAACAGATTATTGCTATGAATATATGTTTGGGTGGTGTTCAAACCTTGTTTCAGGACCGAATAATATGCCGGCAATGAGCTTGACACCATATTGTTATCGTGAGATGTTCAGGTATTGTACAAGTTTAACTACCGCACCAGAGCTTCCAGCTACTACACTGGCTGAAAGTTGTTATCGTACAATGTTCCATAATTGTACCGGTCTAACATCGGCACCAGAGCTTCCAGCTGGTACATTGGTAGATTATTGTTATGCGTGGATGTTTCAGGATTGTAGAAATTTAAATTATATTAAATGCCTTGCAACGAATATTTCTGGTGTGTATTGCGTAGAGAATTGGGCTTATAATGTTTCATCCAGTGGAACGTTTGTTAAAAATAAAAATATGAATGATTGGGGAAGTGGTCCAAGGGGGATTCCGGAAAACTGGACCATAGAAGATAATATATAATATTACTAAAATGTTGTTTAAAAATGACCGAAGCAAGGTGTTTTCATTTTGCTTCGGTTTTTTATTTTTATCCCGGACCGAGACTATTTATATTCAGTAAAATATTATTGATTATGGCAATATACTTAAGAGATTTTGAAACACACGATGAATTTATTTCCGCATATACTGGTGGGGAATATGTAGAGCCTTGGGTGTCTTATGTAGAAGAGACAAAGGAGGTCGCGTTCAACAAGGCACAACTACTTAATATAGAGATAGTTGGATTAGCTATGAAGAATGATGTCCCTGCAAGCGGAAAAACAGTGGATAAAAATGACTGTGAATATACCGTCCTTGCCATTTATGACGATTATACAGAAAAGGACATTACAGATGAGGCGACAGTTACCGGGTCGCTTGTCATTGCAGCTTCCCAGATTGAAGAGAGGCATTCGGCGGGCACACTTACACTTACCGCGACATACGATGAGTTTGAGGCGAGCAAGAGCATCATAGTTTTCCAGGAGGCATTCGTACCCACACTCACAGCAATAACCATCGATGACCTTACATGGGAGGTTGATATCCCAGCCGAAGGTGGTACTGCAACAAAGGATAACTGCTCATATTCAGTTACCGCTTATTATGATAATGGTAACGAAGTAGATGTTACTGATGAAGCTGTGGTTATCGGGTCATTGGTTGTTGAAGAAAGCGAACTTGTCGAGAGACATTCGGCGGGCACGCTTACGCTTACTGCAACATATGGCGGATTTAATGACAGCGACAGTGTAACAGTATGGCAGTCCGCCGCCGTGTCTTATTTGACATTCAATATAACATCTGGAGGAGATATAAGCTGGAGTTGCGTTGGGGAAAGCGCGGCAACCATCGAATATAAGAAAAATAGTGGAGAATGGACTGAAATAACAGCATCACCATTAGACCCTGAAACAATGTCAGGCGGAACCAAGATTAATGTTGTTGCCGGTGATAAGGTTCGATTTAGGGGGGATAATGCTACATACAACCTTGAAGATGGAAAACCTTTCAGGAGGTTAATATCTATAGGGGCGTTTGTCGGTTCTACCGCTGGTTTTACCCTTGAAGGAAATATTATGTCGCTCATAGACAGTGTTAATTACAAGGAAATTACTGAAATGACCAATGCTAATAATGGGGCATTTGCATATTTATTTGCGATGTGCACAGGTTTAACTTCTGCTGAAAATCTCATTCTTCCAGCAACTACATTAGCAAAACAGTGTTATAGTAGTATGTTCGGCGGTTGTTCAAGTTTAACTACTGCACCAGTACTTCCTGCTACTACATTGACAGAGAGTTGTTATAGTAGTATGTTCGGCGGTTGTTCAAGTTTAACTACTGCACCAGAACTTCCTGCTACTACATTAGCAGGTAATTGTTATGGTAGTATGTTCAATAGTTGTACAAGCTTAACTATTGCACCTGAGCTTCCCGCTACTACATTGGCAGATTGGTGTTATAGCAGTATGTTTCAAGGTTGTACAAGTCTAACTTCAGCACCAGAACTTCCCGCTACTACATTAGCAGATAAATGTTATGGTAGTATGTTCAATAGTTGTACAAGTTTAACCACTGCTCCTGCACTTCCTGCTACTACATTGGCAAATAATTGTTATAGCGATATGTTCCTTAGCTGTACGAGTTTAACCACTGCTCCTGCACTTCCTGCTACTACATTGGCAGATGGTTGTTATCAAAGTATGTTCGAAGGTTGTACAAACTTAAATTACATCAAATGTCTTGCAACAGATATTTCTGCAAGTAATTGTACAGATTATTGGGTAGATGGCGTTTCTTCAACCGGAACATTTGTAAAAGACCCAAATATGTCATCTTGGACAACTGGTGAAAGTGGTATTCCAGCAAACTGGACCGTACAAGATGACTCTAACGCTTCAGTCGTTGCTTAACTAAAAAAAAAAAACAAACCCTCGGTAATGCCGGGGGTTTATTGTCTTTAGTTAATAATATTGAATAAAAACAGATTACTTCTTAACGATTTCCTTATACCAGTTGGCTCTTCTTTCCGTAACCTTGTTTATGTCATAGATGTCCTTAACGTGCTCATACATATTGTTCTGCAAGAGTTTTATGAGCTCTGGCTGTTCCGCAAGTTTCTTGATTGCCTTGAACCACGCCTTGTGAGCCTTTGTGGGGTCTATGAGTACGCAGTTACCGGTTTCGTCAATTTCTCCTCCGGGTTTAAATAGAGACTTGCTCCCAATGGTATATGGACCGTATTCACTGCATATGACTGCCGTCTTTGTAAATCCCGCCTCGGCAAACTTGAGCTCTGATTTCACCTCGTTGAATGAGTTTGTGTCAAGCGGAGCCAGGAGTACGTCAAGGTTTCTGTAATGCGTTGCAAAGCTATTAACGTCCTTGGTCCATTCCCTCCGGTAAAATTCGTCCCTTACACCGGGATATTGTGAGTTGGGAATAAACTGCAGAAGAAAATCCCTATAATCTGGCGAAATAAGTGTATAGTCCTTCGTGAGGTTCTGTTCATAACGATACCAGACACTCTCCTTTGGCTCGATTGGTCTCTGTCCGGTAGGCTTTCCATTCTTATCTACCATTGTTATAGTGCCCCTGAGGTCATATCCGCAAAGGACAAGCTGGATTTTATCTTTGAGACCGGCATTATAAAGCTTTTCGGCAAGACCCTTAATCTGTTCCATATCCCTTTCGTGCGATGAGCCCATTACGAACCCGAAACGAATTCTCTCTGAAGGATACTTGATTGGCTGATACTGCTCTTCGTCAGGGTCGATTGCATTAGGGAATATCAATACGTTCTTGTTCCACTTCCTAATTTTCTTTGCAAAGATTTCGGTGGTGGTTGTAACGTAATCCACAAGCGTAAAGTTCGTTGTAATCTTCTCGGGGGCCTTGATTGCCTTATTGGATAGATAGAGTGGATGATATTGCCCGACGTCCCAGTTATCGTCAATATCCATAATCGTAGTGATATTGTGCTCCTTGAAGTATCTCAGTGCGTTATGGAAAACGTTTTGTCCTTCGTCAGTGAAAAGGCCCTTATGAAAGTGGATTATATCATATTTTTCAAATGACTGGAAGTCGGCCCAATTCGGGTTCATATTTATTTCCACTTCAAATTCATCACCATAGAGTTCCTGGAGTTTCTCGTGGGGACGTTTTGACCTGTAGAGCCCCACGCCGTAACTATCTGAGGGACAGACTAATACGTGTATTTTCTTTTTATCTTCTGCCATATTTTTCTATATATTTCTAATACAATATCACTATAAAATGTAATAAAGTCAAGTGGCTAAAATAAAGACAAATCTATTTTACCGACTATTTATGTAAAAATAATACTTTATAGGAATATATGGGCCGTAAAACTTTAATATTGAGGGAAGACCAGTTTAACGAGATAAGCGGGGCGAATACCGCATACCTTGACAATTCCAGTGATTATGCCGAAGACGGACTGACCACAACAAAAACTGGCGGTGCGGTAACTGATGATAATGGGGAGAAGAAATACTCAGACCCTCTCACAACCGATGATTATGCACACGAACTTGCACCTGAGACTTTGTTTGCATTATTGTTTAGGAACGGCGGACACGGACTTTGGGGACATTGGGGTTCCGGACTTCGTGCAAAGGAACTGACTGAAGGTAAAAAAAAACTCCAGGAAAGTAACGGGGAATTAGAAGACAGGACCTGGGGGCTGGATTTGGATAACGATGGTCAGAAAAAGACATACTCATATACAAATCTTACAACCAAGAAAACGGAGTTAAAACAGCTTCTATCCCAACTTGTTCAACAAAACGCACCGAAACCGCAGATACAGAAGGTAAAGTCCGCACTGGCTGGCATATGCAGGGTGCTTGACAGAGAAACCGGGGCCATAAAGCAAAGGAAGACAAACCGGAAAAATATGGGCTTTGAAAATCAATTCCAAAAAGCCGGCGGCACAAAGAACAGCGGAAACGGAAAGGCCCACTCAAGAAAGATGACAAAAGACCCGAACGTAGGAACGGGATTTATAACCTACGCATAATGAATAGATTATAATGTAAAAAGAAATATGCAGACTTGTTTGGAAAAACGAGGCATTCCCGCAAGAGCAAGTGCCTTGACAAGAAACGATTACAACATTAACGACCAGTACTCAGAGACCCATAAGGATGCTCTCAGTGATGGAGACCCTCTTGGTAAAGGTACAGGAAACGGGGGACATACCCATTCAGTGCCGAATTGCAACCTGCCAACGTCTATGATAGATTATTCAAACTTCAATACAGATGGTGGCGGCGGAAAATACGATATTGAAGGTCGTAATGATATCGGTGGTAGAAACAGGCTTATGGCCATCAATATCTACAACGAGGAAAACCAGTATGGACCCGCTCTTGTAGATACCTCACTTAATGTTGCTGACGGACAGATTATAGTTTAAGATGAGCTTATTAAGGGAAATACTCGCCGAGGCTTTCCTTTTAAGGGAAGATGCCTCCGTTGATGCGATAAACAATGCGGTAAATAATATGCACCCGGTAAGGATTGTCTATAATGGACCTTCCGGCGCCGGTAATGGTGAAAGGGTTATTTATCCGGTTGCTTATGGCATTTCAACGGCGGGAAATCCTGTCGTACGTGCATTCCAGCCCCAGGGTTCTACTTCCAGTGAGGTGCCGGCTTGGAAGTTTTTCAGGCTTGACAGAATAAAGAGGTGGGACAACGACAACTCACGGACGTTCAACCCTGAGGAACTTAATGGGTTCAATGACAAGGGTGACGAACAGATTGAAACACTTTATGCGATTTCACCGATAGGTAACGCCAAACCGGAAAAGCAACCTGAAGAACCAGAGAAACCTGAAAAAGTAGTTACCGGTCACCCTGTTAGGAAGGGAGAGGTTGATAACGGCGGGGCGGACAAGAATACCGAGCAGGAATACTACACGGCAAACGATGCGGTGCGTGATGTTCTGCAGACTTCAAACCCCAAAATAGGTCAAAGACAGGATAAAAACATTGACAAAGTCGCCGGTCAAGACTATAATTCAAAGGAGACCCAGCCTGTTCGTGATGCCGTTCCGGTTACAAAGACAGATATTGACCCGAACGCAGCAAACGAGCCGAACGACAGAAATCCGGACCTTTATGGTAACGATGGACCGGTTATGAAAGACGACCTGACACCAGAAACCGGAAATACGCTCACGAATTCATTCAATGACCTAACGGACAGGATGAACAATCTCTATAATGATGAAGAAGAAGAGGAAAAGATATAATGGCAGCTTTAAGTGAAGATGTACTGAAAAAACTCATAACGCCAAATGCAAGGGCCCTGAGCCAGCCAGACGCGGTTAAAAAAGGAAAAATAACCGAAGGGGCTACAATAATGCCCGGGAGCGACGGAGAGTTTGACGATAGTTTTTTCTTGGCGGATACATATGAAGAACCGGGAGACGTTCCTTCAAATGGCGGTTATTTAAGTGAAAACACCGCAGCAAAGGCCAGGGCGATGACTGATTATTCAAGCAATGATTTCAATCCGGAGAGGGTAAAGAACTCCAGGATGCTTTCAGCCATCAAGGAAGACCTGATAAAGAACCCGATTGACACGACGGCACTGAACACGATGAAACTTGAAAGTGCTGGAAATGGCAACGCGGTAACAAACAACGCAAGGCTTAACAAGATGCTGTCCGGGGCGAAGATGATTGAAGAAAAACTTGAAAGTCCCGGGCGAAGCAACCCAGTTAGGACACAGACAAGCGTGAATACCGGAGGAGGCGGAGGAATTGACTATGCCTTGATAAAGACGATTGTCAATGAGTGCATAGAAAATAAACTGAATGAAATAGCACAGAAGGGCCTCCTAAATGAAGGGACAACCATTAAGGGTATAGGTTTGAGCAACGGAAAGATAAAACTCGTGGATAATAAAGGAAACATCTTCTCCGCCAAGCTTGAATACCAGGGGAATACAAAGGATAAGAAATAGGGGAGACGATAAATCTCCCTTTTTTTATGAGATATGGAAAAGAAATATTTGTTGGTAAATACGGAAGACTTAAAAAACGGTGCATCGGTTAATGCTGATGGTGCCGAAGTGGTCTATGTTGTTGATAGTCCGTTCAAACAATACCTTTATGATGAAGTGGTTAAGGAAGGAAAGACCGAAATCATTGACAGGGAAGAGTTTGACTGGGATATTGAAATATATAAAGTATTGAAACAGAGCACTTTTTTCAATTATGATAAAGTGACGGTTACAATTTTATCCGGGTGGTCGGGCACTTTTTCAAAAGAAGAGATGAGGGCGGTCTGTGAGGCATATGAGAAGAAGGTGACCGATATAGATGTCTTATTGGTTGATATAAGGAAGAAGGCAGCAGAAAAACCGCGTGAGCCCAGGATTGTTGTATATACCTGCATAACTGGTGGATATGACGACATTATTGAGCCAACAGTTGTTACGCCAGGAGTGGATTATATATGTTTCACGGATGACACCACACTCAAGAGTAAGACGTGGAAGTTTAGACCGATGCCGGAAGAACTTAACGGTTTGTCAAAGGTAAAACAGCAAAGGGGTGTTAAGATATTGGCTCATAGATATTTAGCGGATTATGATATCAGCGTGTGGGTTGATGGCGCTGTCGTTGTGCGGGGAGACATAAAAGAATACCTGAAAACTCTTGATTTTGATAAGTATAGTGTGTTTGTACCCGAACACCCGGCAAGAAAATGCATATATGCCGAGAAAGATGCCTGTGTTAGGATAAAAAAGATAAAGGGTGATGAAGTTGCGTTGGCTGAGAAACAAATGAAAAGGTACAAGGAAGAAGGGTTTCCTACAAATTATGGTCTTGTACAGACAAACGTAATGATGAGGAAGCACAACGACCAGTATTCGAAGAACCTGATGGAAAAATGGTGGTCCGAACTGAAAGAATATTCACACAGGGACCAGCTTTCGTTTAACTATGCGTTGTGGAAATGCGGTTCTACGAAGTTTAAACCACTCATTAAGACCACCTGTAACTCAAAAACATTTAACTGGATAAAAGCACATAAAAAGAAATAGAGTATGGGGGCAGAAGTACAGAATGCAATAACAAGGGGTATGAAAGTAGGAAAAAATTGTCAATTTATTTCACCAGGACCAAATTTCGGCTCGGAGCCTTACTTGATAACAATTGGGGATAATACAACAGTTTCTTTTGATGTAGCATTTGTTACTCACGATGCCGGCACAAGGGTTTTAAGAAATCTTGCACCACAAGGTTCTAAAGAAAAACAGACTGTAATATATGGGGAAATTAAAATAGGTAATAATTGCTTCATAGGTTGTCGTTCAACGATTTTGCCTGGGGTTGAAATTGGAGATAATTCTATTATTGGTGCTGGAAGTGTTGTTAATCGTAATATTCCAGCTAATAGCGTTGCTGCTGGCGTCCCGTGTAAAGTAATTTGTTCCTTAGAGGAATATAAAGAAAAGCATAAAGACGATTTTTTATATATGGTTAATCTCCCATACAAAGAAAAAAAAGATTTTTTGACTAACTTGTTTAAAAATGAATAAGAATGTTTGCATTATACATTTTAATACTCCTGTTCTTACCGAGCATTTGGTTAAGAGCATAAATAAACATACACCAGGGACTAATATTTATATTTTCGATAATAGTGATACCAGACCATTTATAAATAATTTTAATAATGTTACTGTTTTTGATAATACAAAGGGCCAGATAATCAATTTTGACGAATGGCTTAAAAAGTATCCTAATAAAGACAAGTCTGGCGGAAAAACCAACAAGTGGGGGAGTGCGAAACACGCCTACAGTGTTGAAAAGTGTATGGAAATGATTAAGGAACCGTTTGTTCTTTTTGATAGCGATGTTTTGGTTAAAAAAGATTTTACGCCACTTTTTGACGAGATAGTATGTTATAAGGGAGAGGTAATTTATCAACCAAATAGCAATGTTAAAAGAGTTTTGCCATTTATTTGTTTTATTAACACTCCATTATGCATAAAAAACGGCATCCATTATTTTGATGAAAATTATATGCACGGACTAAGGGTTGGTCCAACAGGTGATAGATATGATACTGGAGCAGCAATATATCTTTTAACCGAAAAGAAAAAAGCACCACATAGAGAAATAAAGGTATCTGACTATATCGTACATTATGGAAATGGTAGCTGGGTCAGTGCAGCTGAAAAAATAAAAAAACCGAAACACATACCAGTAAATGAATGGCTTGAAAATTATAAACAGTTTTGGACCGATGAACCAATAAAAAAAGTTGCAAACCGCGTTAATTTTAACTCCGTTTTCAATCATATCTATTGCCTCCATTACCTCCCAGCGGCAGACAGGCTTCCTAAGTTAAAGGAAGAACTGAAACGTGTCGGTATAGATGAAAATGCGGACTATTTCTCCTGGGTCTATGATTACCCTACGCCATTGCTTGATAATGTATATAAGGACAAGCGTTTAAATATGAACACGGCACTGAAATCTTCAAGCAGAGAATATATCAAGCGGGTGTCAATGAAGCACTATGAAATCGCTAAGGAGGCATATGCACTTGGTTATGAAAGGATACTCATACTTGAGAACGACGTAAGGTTCCACAAAGACCTGGAATATATAAACACAATGCTTTCAAATATGCCTGATACCGACGTAGTTATGCTTGACAAGATGGTGTGTTCGGCCCCGCTTGAAGGAATAAAGTACAAGAAACACGTTAAGACATTGCCAGAGAATACATTGTATGGGGATATGAACGCTTCAGAGGTGTTCTTTATCTTCTGTTCTTGTTATGTTTTGAACAGAAAGGCGATGAAACGGATAATTGAACTGCACGAAAAAGGCCTGCTGCCACCGGATACTCCATTGAATGACAAGTCCTTGACCGGCTCGTTCGCAATCACGAATGTTGCTATCCAGGACCCGAAAATGAAGACCAGAAAGGCGGAAACATATGATAAGATTGGTCTTGATACAAGTAAGTACGGACCAGTAGAAACCATCGTGGCGGCATCTGTCAAACCAAAGCCAGAAGTGGTCAAGACCCCAAATAAGGCAACCACCGTGCCCACATTGCCAGAACCGGTTAAAAAACCTCAACCCAGACCGCAACCTGCCCCAGTGATAAAGAGGGACCCTGTACCAGATAAGAGGAAGACAATGAAGATACGGATAGTCCATGCAAAAGTATATGGGAATAATAAACTGTATGATGTGTAAAAAACCTTGATTATTAACCATCAAGGTTTAATTTATTATAAAAGTAATGCATTATGAAAAACAGAACGATTTATGACGTATTGGACCAGGTGATGGAAAATTACACCTACACAATTGAACAGACTGGAAATAAGGTATGTCTGTCCGGGAAAGTCTATATTGAAAGAATAGACACGACCGTAACGAATGAAAGTATCTTCTATAAGACCGGTAATAGGGAAGATGAACATAAGCTTGAAACAGCCATTAAAAAGTTCAAGGAGGGGCTGAGAAGAAAGGTTGCGGAAGTAATAAGGGACCACGCCGATGAACTTACCGATGACGAGGAAATGATAAAGAAACTCCAGTATGAGATTATAACCCTTAAAAAGGCTATTAGCCAAACAGAGCAAGAACTATGTGATGCGAGGCGGGATTTAGATGAGGCAAAAGCTAAAATAGCACAGCTTGAACTTGAAAAGAGTATCACCCTTCCGTATGCACCGGCAAATCCTTATACCGGAACAACGACACCATGGATAACCTGGCAAACTGGAACGACTGAGATACCGACAGAAATCGGTGACAAACCCTGGTGGAGGAATAACTTTACTACTTGTTCATATGATGTAAGCAATCTCAGCGATGAAGAGTATATCGATTACCTGAAACGAGAAATAAACAGAAAGATAGATGAGGAGGCATGTAATAAGTTTATTTATAATAATAAACGCAAAAATGGAGAGGAAGTTTAATCCTCTCCATTTTCATTTTCATTTTGTTTAGCATATCGTGCATCAAGCAGGTCATAAATCGTCATAATAACAATGTCAGGATATGTCTTATCGACGAAGTTGCTTGTAACCGGGTCAAAATCAACCAGTTTCTTCAAAGAGGCCGGCACTTCTCCGTCATCTTCAAAGGCATCGAAGTCTTCTCCGGTCATTTTGTCGATGGCTTTTTCGACTTCTTCCCTGACGTGGTCAATACCGAGCTGTTTCTCCCTGGCCATTCTCTCATCGTAGTCCTTGACAATCTCGTTCCAGTTCATTCCACACTCTTCAAGGAACGGTATCTTAAATTCCGGGTGGGCTTTCCAGAACTTGATTTCCTTGTCTTCCATTGTCATAAGCTGCTCAAAGGTATCCTGGTCCCCCTCATTGTTGGGCTCACCACTTGAAAGTCTTGACTGTTCTTCCGTAAAGTAAGGGCGGTCTGAAGGGTTTGAAATCAATATCTTGTCACGTATCTCCTTGGGGAAACAGACAAGTAGCGGTTTTATACGGTTATTGAATTGACTGATATACTTTGGAACATTGTATTCCATTCCGGGAACGTCCTTGCAGAATATATCCTTTTCGGCATCAACCATATCCCTGGGGAGGAGCATCGCATTCAAAAGTATCTCGTCTTCGATTGTAATCTCCGGGTGATACTCTTTAACATACTCATTTAGAGATAGTTGTACTCCATCAACGATAGTCTTTGTCTTTGGTGCGGCCTTCCATTCCTTTTCAAGTGCCACCCTCATATCCATCTTGTCACCGAAGAGCCCGCCAACTTCATAGTAGTGCGTTACTTTTTTAACGTCACTCTGCGACTTGGACTTACCGGTGTTGATATAGAACAGCGTCTCCCCAAGATTTACACTGAGATTGTCTTTAAGTGCCAGCTCCATCCACGCCTGCCTTGACTTCGGTCTTCCGGCTTTCGTAATGGTCTTGCAATCTTCAACATACTCGTTCAGTGTCTTCTTTACCTTGCCGCGTGATGCGATTTCCTTTAGTGGAATGCGGTAGCTGTAAATCTTATCTACATAGTCATAGTATTCGTTAAGGAAACCTTGCCCATCATTCTTCAGTAGGAGGCGAATTCCCTTGTCGAGGAACTTTTCGATGTACTCCGGCATTTTCTTTGACTTGATAGTATTACCGACCATCTTCACGTCTTCCGGGTATGGTTTATCCGGGAAGTGGTCCGCATAGTTCTTCCTGGAGAAGTTAATGGTCGAAGAAACGATTTCATCAATGCCGAGCCCCATCTTATTTACTGCATTTTGAGCATAATGTTTGTCGGACATAAATAAGTCATTAAACTCTGCAACGTCCGCTTCAAAACCAGTATAAGATTTTCCTTTCTTTGTTTCACGTGAAAGACCGGGGCTTATATAAGGGTTCTCTTCGGTATAGCGGAATGTGTCTGGAAGTTTAAAGTTAAAACCATCGGTATCTCCCACAATCGGTTCATAACCAAGGTTTGCGAAGTGGCTAATCATAAGACGAAGCGACTGACGACCGGTACAAGTAGTCCTCTCAGCACACACGATTGATTTCCAAGGGAATAGTGAGCCGATATTAGAACCATAGGAACCGAAGAACGAGTTACCAAGGACCTTCTGTTGCAGCTGCTTTCCGTCGTTGAATGAATAGTCCTTCTGTGCTGTCTGGTATTCGGTAAGTTCTTCCGGTGTGAGTTCCTGACCCTTTGCGAGCTTCTTCTCATACTTTTCGACAACATTACCGGCTTTCTTTTTCAGCCCCTTGGATACTTCTCGTGTTGTAAGCACATATTCAAGGAACTTAAGCATCGTTCCCATAAGGTCCTTTTCATCCTCGATACCCCAAGTAAGGATAATGGACGGATACAGCGAGTTATAGTCAAGCTTGATTACGTTATCAACATATCCAACCTTAAGGAGACGTGAAAGGCCTCCGGTAAATTTTCCAGTATTCGGTGCGTCTGGTATTGCAAGTCCGTTTTCGTAGCTCCACGCCATAAGCAGAGCCTTCCACTGACCCGCCGTACCCATTGTAGTACATTTCTGGTAAGGCAGTGGTAGGATTTTACAGATAAGGAAGTTCGTGGCATTATATTTCAACTCCACCTTGTCGCACTCCCAAAGGTCGTCCAAGAGATACCTTTCAACTACATATCTGCCGGTAACAGCTTCATATCCTTCCTTTAAAGGTTTCTTTTCCGTAATTTCGTACCACTTACCATCTTCGTCATTAAATGCGTAATGTGCCTCGTTGTCGTTCCAAACCGTAGAAATCTTGTCACCCGGAACATAGACACGGTTCTTCTTAACGAGTTTTGCGTACTTGGTCGCATATTTCAGGTCGGCCTTTTTCATACTGGAGTCAATAGCCTGGGCACGTCTTACCGCATGCAGACTATCGGTAATTATAGTGTGCGGAACAACGGTAGGGCTGTATTTTTCAACCTCGCCGCCAAGTTTCAAAACATTCTCCTTCTGACTCTTGTAGATAGGTTCCCCGTTAAAATACTCCTTGGAGAGTTCATACATAGAAGTACCGAGCCTTTCGCAAGCCCCGATAAGTATATTCCAGTCGAAGTTTTCTCCATTATGAGCCGTTATGATGTCCGGCTTGAATAGGGCGATGCACAACAGGAACTTTTTAATTGCTTCAAGTTCATTGGCATTCCTCTCTTCCTCGGTCTCGCCTTCGACAGCAAATACCCTTTCGAAATTATATGGCTTTCCATTATACTTGACCGGTCTATTAAACCTGACACCAATCTGTTCAATCCTGTCAGTCTTCGTATTAAGACCGGTGGTTTCAAGGTCAAAAATCATACGCAGCGTCTCGTCGTAGTCATTGTATCCCTTGAAATACCTTTTACCAGTGGAAATCAAATATTGTTCCTCTGGCGTAGCGGTAAGGTAATATTTGGTCTTGTTCTTTGCGAGTTCCTCCTGCCCGTTCTTGTTCCTGTCCTTGTATATTGGATAACCGGCTTCCTTGAAGAACTTAAGGAAATCACTATAAGACATCGCCCTTGTAGCATAGAAAAGGTACATATAACCATTTTCCATTGCTTCAACGCTTTGCCCCTCGTTATTCTTTGTTGAAAGCTCCTTGACGAATATGCCGTACTTGCCCATCATATTCGCCATACTGCCACCACAGATTTCGTTATCCATGATGTACTTCTTCATTTTTACACAGACCTCTTTCTTAGCCCACACAAAAGGATAAAACGGACGCTCAGAAACACACTTATTATCGTCCTCGTCCCTGTAATAGACCTTGACAAAGGGGTCCCTGTAACTGACTGTAATATCAACAATTCTCTCTTCCGGGTCGTGTCCTTCCATAAAGGTTTTCACGGCCTCCATCGTAATTTCCTGTCTTTTAAATTCTTCCATATCTTTTAACATTTAACTGGTCATATCCTTTGACCTTTTCTTTCACCCTATAGTACATAAAAAATCTCTGGAAAACAAATTGACTCTTTTTGTGCCTTAAAAGATATTTATGAGAAATAAGTGTCTCTAATGGCATATTGTGAATTATGAAGATTACGGAAGTTAGAAATAATTTGTTTGGCTTGTCGGACCTGAAGGGGTTGATAAGTGAAGACCGCCAAGGAGAATGGGATTGGCCTGGATTTTTTGACCAAGACCCTACCCGCCAAGATATTCATTTTAATGAGCTCATGGGATTAAAATCTTGGTTGGAAAAAAATGGAATAAAAAATATAAGTTCGCCAGCTGCTAATAGGCTGTTGGCAAGTTTAACACCTGAGCAAATAGAAGATATTAAAAACACTGTTGGCCCGGACGTAAGTCCTATTAGAAGTTATTTTGGGGATGATACTTTTTTAGATGCCTTAAGGACGCCGGGAAACTTTAGGAAGATGAAGGCCGGAAAGTTTGACAATAACGGAAACTATTTCAAATTTAGAGATAGTATCAAACAGAGAAAAGGTACAATTGACGGCAAGCAAAGGGAAGCATACATGAAAAAAAAGAATAAGAAACAGGCAAACGACAACCTGGTTCAGCCAGAAGATGTACAGAATAACATTGATAGGCCAACGTCTTTAAATAACGTTGAACAACTTAGGAATGTGTTTGAAGAACTTGGCGGTAGTAATATTCAGGTACCTGATTTCCAAAAAAGAGAAGAGGTAATCAATTATGTTAAAACTATTTACGAGCTTTCAAAAAGTGTGGCTGAAACGCTACAAAATAAATACGGAAAGGAAATCCGCGATTTTGTTATAAATCAATACGCTCCAGGTACTGAAACAGACCCATTCTATTTTTTTCTTTTGTTTTATTATTTTAATTACTGTGACAGGTCGGCTAACCGAGGACCACGATATTTAAATAACATACGAACTAAGGAGGTAAAAGAATACACAAAATATTTATTGGGTGAAAAACCGAACATTTATGATATTGTTAAAACTAATATTAACAAAACGAATGATGGGTTTGAAAATATCTTATCTACCGACGGTTTTGGTGGTGATGAGTATGCTATTTCTCGCTCTTGGGCTTATTTAGACGTTTATGAGAACACATACGGAAATATATTGAGTGGACAATTCCTTTTGAAATTGTCGCAATGTTTTTCATTACCTGAAACAGCCCTTTTTGACCCGATTTTAACTGACATTACGGATACTCAAATTACTGAAGGAATTAAAAAGTGGGTTGGAGGAAAAGGTAATATCGCATTACAGGAACTAATTAAGCCGCAAATTGCTATTGATATTAATAACGGTTGCGTGGCGGAGAAAATATTTTATGCAGCGAGAGCTCTGTCTGGCTTGTTAAATGACAACTACAAAAAGTATGGTAAAATAGCCGAGACATACAATATGTCCATTGACTTTCTTCTTACTGATGGAATGACAGCAATAAATATATGGAACAAAAACATGAATAAGGATATCATTCCAAAGGCCTTGGTTCCGCTTAAAAATATTTATGACGGTAAAAAGAGGGCAATCGAGACAACAGAAGAAATCGTACCTTTCTGGCGTATTTTAAACTTCAAGAACGAGTTTAAAGACAAAACACAGGGCGAGATATACTATTTCTTGATAAATAATTCAGACCCTTCGGTTGAATGGCAATACGAGTACAATAGGAAGAAGAAGACGGATAGTGACCTTCAAGGCCAGTCAATTGATATTCTTGGCCGTACAGAAAGCAACACCTACTGTTTTGAATATCAAGGTGAACAACATTATAGGCCGATAACCGTAACATACGACGATTATAGTGCATTTCCTTTGTTTACAGAAATGAGGGAATATATCTTGACCGAGTGTGGCTTTATTCAAAAAACTGTTGGTGGAACAAAGTTTTATAGCGGTCCGGAAGATGCAAGTGCACATAGAATGCATAAAATTAGGGAGATAATAATCGGAGCCTATAAGGAATTTGCCAAGAGAATTTCTTCCACCGGTTTGGATTCTGGAAATTCATTGACTAAAATTAAAAGTCGGTTGTCAGAGGCCAGTTATGTTCCAACAGTTAACAAATGGAAAACTGTTGATGGAAAAAGGGAAAGGGTGAAATTTGATGACAACAACCAACTGCTAGCATATTTTCAGTCCATCATAAGACACGGGGCGGATGATGAAGAGATTTTTAATGCTCCAGAAGTTGGTGGAGTGATACCTTATCTTGGCTCACCACGAAGATTCCTTGATGAGGTCAAGACCGCACAAGATATGGGTCGCGACATAACTAAACGCAATGTAATCAGAAACTCCAGTAAAAAAAACGGATGGGTATTATCTTATATCATTCCGCAACATGCGACTGAGGATGAAAAAGAATACACAATTGAACTGGCTGGTGGTGAGGAATTTGTATTTTCTTGGAATAAGGAAGGAAAGGACAAATTAATTAGGTTCTTACATGATAACAATATTGCGGTAGAAGGCCAGAACAATCCAACAGCCCTTAACGAGAACAAAACTTTGTTTGAACAAATAATCAGCGAGATTTTTACTGGTTACGATTCATTATAGAGAGTGCAAAACTTCTAATTGATTCACCAAGACATTCATCAAGATTATAAAAAAGGCTATTCCTTGCATTTTGAACTATTATTCTGCCATCCTCGGTTAAATAGATGATTCCGCTTAACGTAGGTTCGCTCTTCCCGGTTTCATCAAATGGAGGATTAAACCAAAATTGGAAAGGTTCAATGTGCCAGGAAGGTCTATATACATTTTTATACCCACTTTCACGGTCTGACTGCGTAAAGTCCTCAAATTGACTAAGAAATTCATATATAATTGTTCTATCGTCTTCCATTGTTTTTACTTTTAATCCTTTATAAATATTCCAAACTCACTCAAAACCCCTTGTACATGTTCAAAAGTATCCCCGAAGTAGAGAACCATTCTTCCCTTTTCGGGGTATTCTTCCATATTTTCAATGTCAATCCAGGAAAGTGCGATAATCCTTGCAATCGCATATTCCATTGAGTAGCAATATGTTTCCTGTACGGTCTTTAGCGGAAACGGGGTCTTAATCCTCACAACTTTATTATAAGTGGTTTCGTCTGGGGTTATCTCGTCGGAAGAAACTAGTCCAGGCGTATTGACTTCCCAATCAACACCCCACACAATATCTGGGGTGTCACTGAAGAATAAGTCATATTCATATGTCTGGTCCGTGTTTTTACATATTGGTTTAACAAATACCAGGACCGATTTATCAGAACTCATCTGGGTCTAAATCATCATCACTATTATTATTAAGGTTGTTAATCAGGTCATTTACGAGGTTTTCATCGTTTCGTTTAATTTCTTCAAAGCCCAAATTGACCAGGCCTGTTTTTTCAAGTTTCATTTCAACTGTTTCAAGTTTTTCCCCGAATCTAAACTTTAACGGCTTGTCATTGAAGTAGATGGCGTCATCGTCTATCTCGCTGAAACATAGTGGAATGATGCCGTCTATACAATCTTGCATTGAGAAGCAGGCGTTTTCCTTTGCTGTCATAAGTTTTACCGGAGACACAATCTTGGCACTCCTTGAAAGGCAGTTCGGGTCCGGGGCAAGGTCTGGTACAATGCATGCCGGCGGAATATTAAAAAATTCCCCCCAAAGGCTGTCCGGGTCATACGTGAAGTCAAATCGGTAAAGATATTTTCTGTCCGTAGTCCTTCCTATTTCAGCTACAAAACCTAAAAATTCGTCGTTCATATTTTAATCGTATTTTGGATTTCTAGCCGAATAAACTTCCGTTTGAAAACAGTTTTCCCTATTGTTAAAAACGAGCCTGCATAGCCCGGTTTCAACTCCGCCATCTGCCGTTCCATTGCAGTAATATTTGAAATCATACTGTGCCTTCGCCCATAGGATTATACCCATAAAGTCCTCACGTGTATATTTTTCCTTAACTGGAATCCGTATGTCGCGCCTCGGGTCATAATAACTGAAATACTTCCTATCGACAACTCTTTTTCCTAAAATTTCATTCAACTCATTATCGAGCCAACTACCTTTCTTGAGGTACCACATATGCTTATTTCCTTTACAACGGAACGCAATGTCATCGAGCGTAAATGTTTCTTCTGTTTTTGCGATTGCCGGTACAGTAGCCATTGCAGCGATACCGAAACCAGCGCCGAATAAACGTTTTAAAAAATTTCTTCTTTCCATATTTAAATTCCCTCTTCTTCTATTGTTATTGCTTCTGGCGGCACATTGTTAAAAGTCCATACTCCTCTAATCATATTCGGGTCACCATATATTTTAAAATCATTCCGGCATTTTTTAGTATCTATCTTAAGTAATGAGTATTTGACGTCCCGTGTCTCATTTTTGTGTCCGCTCGCCCAAAAATCATCAGCATAAAATTTATAATTCAATGTTAAATCTTTTTGTAAGAAAAAATATATTCTATCTGGATGTTCCCCCAATTTGTTTTGTGCTTTTGGTACTAATCCATTTTTTAAAATCTTATTAACCTTGTTTTCCGGTGTTAGATGGTACAAATATTTTGGTACAGGCAATTCATCTTCCTGTCTTCTTTTTTCAAATGTTATAACTACTAATGCTTTATCTGTTTCATAGTTATACTCTTCTGCTACTGGCCATCCGCAGGTGTTAAAAAAACGCTTCAGTTTTTCTTCTTCCGTTCCTCTTTTTACAATGATTGTTATAACACTGGCTTCTTCCGTACCATATGTCATTGGAGTATCTTTATATGCGCCAAACTCTATAGTAATTTCTGAATCCGTTTTTGGCAGCTGATTATCACGATGTATAATATAATGATGTTTTAAGACTTCAAGTATTTTTTCTGCGCCGTAAGACCTGAATATGCCTTCTTCTATTATTTCATCAATATTTTCATGATGCTCAAAAATATTTCTTCTTAATTTTTTATCAGGAGGAAGCATTCCCATTCTTTCCATTAAGTTTATACTGCTTTCTATACTCATTTTTCGTCCTCCTTCTTTTTAATATAGTAAATGCTGTCCTGCCCATCTACGAATTCATATTCTTTCGTATCTGGATAATAGTCGAGATACACATCAACAATTTTACCGTCATCTTTGTTCTTGAACCTCCATCTATAACAAACGAAAAACTTCACAAGCGAACAATCACATATATAGTCAAGGTCTTCTGTTAAAAATTCAATAACATTATCTTTCCACCCATTCTTTATCCTTTTTAATGACCTCACACTGTATTTCTTGTTGAAAATTATAATCTTCTCTGTCATTTTTCGTCCTCCTTCTTTACTATCTGGTTTATAACGAGTGACTTACGAAGAACAATATTCCACATTTTCTCATATTGTGTGTCCTTGAAAATCTGGTAGTAGATATCCACGTCCTTTGTCTGCCCGATACGATAAATTCGGTCTTGCATTTGTAGGTTATCCCCAGGAACGAAACTTATGTTGTTGAAAATCAATGTATGTGACGCCAGAAGGGTGATTCCAACGCCGGCAGCCTGGATATTACCGATAAATACCATAATGTTTGGGTCATTGGTGAATTTCTCGATATTCTTATCCTTGTCCTTTGCTGATATCTTTCCATTATATATGACACATTTGTCGCCATAATACTCTTTCAAAGTATATAATTCCTCATCATAACAGCATGCGATTACGACCTTCTCCCCTTTTTCAATGAACGAATCGGTGAGCTTAATCGTATTTGGTACCATTTGGTTGGAAAGATACTTACGATATATCGCACCTTCCAAAAGTTCTTTGTTCAGTTCTTTTGTCGGGTCTGCTTCCAGTTGTGCCGCCTCGTATTCTTCCCAAAGTCGGTTATATTCCATTATTTGACCCATATCAAGGTCATAGAATAGCTCATGTACAGTTTTGTTCGGCAAATCTAACAAGTCTTCCTTAACTCGCCTTAGGTAAATGTGTGACGTGCGGTCTTTTAATTCCTCTAGGTTACTTTCTCCGTTTGGAATTGTAATCATCCTTACACTCTTCTTGACAATTTCGTTCAATTCACTCTTCTCTTCGTCCGTAAGTTCATACCAATTCGCCTTCCCTCTGTTTGCAATGAATTTTTTGCTGATTGCGTCACGTTTTGCCCTTTCCTTTCCGTCACGGGGGATTTCAATTGCCGCACAGTAACGCTTCATATAATATTCCCTATCATCAGCAACGGAGTCACCGATAAGTTGCAATAAGTTGAAGTAGTTTTGAGGATTGTTCGTAATTGGAGTACCGGTTGCAAGATATACGCTGTCCGGATTACCTCTCTTGATGAGGTCCCTTATGATTTTATATCTGTCAGAAGTCGTATTTGACAGTCTGTGTGCCTCATCAACGATTACCAGGGCCTTCTTATTGGCTATATATTGCAACATTGGACTGTTTTTAAAGGCAATCTCAATGTTTTCCTTGCTTCTGGTTGCTGGTATTTGATAGAATTCATTGACAATGTCATAATTTACTATAACGAAACGGTTTTCACCCCATTTTCCAGCTTCTTTGGCCTCATTCTGGAGCTCTGAGACGCTTAAACCGGACTTTCCTTCCTTATAACCGAGATATTTTTCCAGTTCTCCCTTATTTTTGTCAAGATATGATTCGATTATGGTAACATCCCTTTCCGGAACGTACCACATAAGCTCTTTTTTCCAATTGGTCTTAATTGAAGCCGGACATATTATCAGTACGGCGTCAAAATTGCCTTCAATAGCGGCAACGGCAAGCTCACACGTTTTTCCGTAGCCCATATCGTCGGCTAAAATGCATTTTTTCCTTGAAAGCAGAAATTTAACTCCGTCTTTTTGGTGGAGTTTAAGACGTCTGTTCGGGTCCTTTGACATTGAAAGTTTATCATAACGTTCAAAATCAACAGAATAATCGTGCCAATCAGGTAAAGTAAAGTTAGTTAAGACCGCTTTTTTTGGAAGAAAAGCCATAACAGGGTCGATGCTCTTTCTATATTGAACATAGCAGTGATAAGTTGTGCTCGTTTCGCCCAAAAGACTGATAACCCGCAGTTTTTGCGGAATAAAATCCGTACCCCAATCTTGTTGTTTCTTTAAACCATACCAATCAGCTATCTTTATTAACTTTTCAATCTTCTTTGGGGTAAATGTTTGATTTTCAATGATATATTCTACATTGAAGGCATTAAGTTGCTTGACGTCACCTTTGAGGATAACATCTCTTTTAAGCATAAGATAATACGGGTTCGAACCTGAATAACCCTTTAAAATTTCAATTGCTTCGTTTTTTGCCTTCGCGCTAGAATAAGTCATTAAATAATATATCTACATTTAGTATAATACTAAAAAAATCTCTATTTTACAAGTTTTAAATAACATATTTATTACTTATCTATCATAATTCTTAATATATTATATATATTATATTAATAATATTATATTATATATTTTAATTAATCTATTTTTTGAGTAGGGATACATTTTGTATGTTTTATTAAAGAAAACAGATATTTATCTATATAACAATATTAGGCTTTATTTGAGATGGAATTACAGTTTAATAATACGACACTGAAGAGAAAAACCCCGATTAAGCGGAATCATAAATTCTTTGGTAGGGATGATATAAATCTCGAGATGGAGTTTGCTATGGAGTATATGGAGCAGGATGCAAATCAGACAGTTATATTGTACCAGGTCGATTTATCAAAAACAAAGGTCAATGACATCTATAAGGAAGCCGATAAAGACGCTATACGTTATCTCCCGCCGGTTGAAGTACCATGTGTCTATGAAATCCAGGATGCGGAACTTCAATCATACGAAAAGAACAAGATGAAGGGTATGTACGCCAGGCCTGGTAAGCTTATTTTTAGCGTGTTATTGAAAACCTTTGACGAATTAGATATAGACATAAAGAGAGGTGATTACATTGGGGTACAGATTACGCCGCAGAAGATGGAATTCTTCACTGTTACGAACGACGGAAGGGTTGGTATGACGTCCAACAAGAATACCATATACGGGGTTGAACCTTATTATCGCACCATAGAGGCGGCCCCAGCAGATAACATTGAATTCAACGGATAAAATAATGGGAAGCAGGAACTTTAAAAATTTTTTAGGAAACGACAATCAGCCCGACCCAATTGAATTAAGGAAAAACCTTGACCTCGAAGAGCTTAAGGACGGTACCCCATTTCCAAAGACTTTAACCTATGAAGATATTGACAAGGAATTTAAGAAATGGGTGGAAAACGGTCTTGAAATAGCATACGAAGGTAAAAATTTGCCAACCATGACACTTTTTTCAAATGAAAGGTTCAGTGAATATATGCAATCCTGGACCTTTACCGATGAAAATAAAAACCCAATTCTCAATTTTAAGGCGATATCCAGGGAAAACAACCCAAAATCCGGGACAATCAACGGGGAAAGCAAGAATATTCCAGGAGAGCATACCTGGTTAATGAAAAGGCTTGTTGCAACAGATAAAAACAATCGGGAATACTACATAGAATATCGTATGAAGCAGCCATATGCCGTCGATTTGATTTATAAAGTGAGCATCTTTACAAACAAATATGAACTTCTCAATAAGTTCAATGAAATGGTGAATGACCGGTTCAAGGCAATAGACTGTTATATAAGACCGAATGGTCACTATGTATCTATGAAACTTGATGATATCAGTGACGATAGTGAATACAGCCTTGATAATAGACAATATTACTCTCAGTCATATACAATTACGGTCAGGGCTTATATCATAACGGAAGATAGTTTTATTGTGCATGAAGTTCCAAGACTTGACTTTATTGGATTTGATATTGAAGGGGAAGGGAGTTATGCAGACATTGAAGTAGGTGGGGTTTTAAAACCAGCTGAAATACAAACAATTATGACGGAAACCAATGATTGCATAGATGATAAACCATACTATTATAGGGACGTTTCGTTAAAGGCAATAATAGACCCTTGCGATATGAATCTTGTCTTCAATATGGATATGGATTTTACAGTAAAAGGAGAACAATCTTTTTCACAGAATGCTAAATACTTCAAAATCAAGGTGAATGGGGATGTAGTTTGTGAGTCTTTTGACGGAAATATTCCGGAAGACTTTGAATTCCATAATGGCGACCAGATAAAAATATGCAAGGTGATTAAAAAGAGGAACAGTAGGCCGGCACAGATAACCTTGAATGGTTTTACAAAGGATGAAATAGTTTCTGATTACGACCCGGCAGACGAACAATATACGGAAGAAATAATAGTTAAAGAATAAAATTAAGTTAATGCTTGTTTTTCGGGTATTTAACACTATTTATAGAAAAATAATAAGTTAAAAGATTAGTTTAAGATGATAAGCGATGCAAGAGGTGGTCATGTTTCTCCCGGTGTTTATACTGAGGTAAGGGACGTAACTTATTCCACTAAAAGTTTGGGTATCACAACCCTCGGCGTAGCTGGTGAGACTCTTAAAGGTCCCGCATTCCAGCCTATTTCTATTGCGAGCTGGGATGATTTCACTGACTACTTCGGCGGAACTTCCCCTATAAAGTTCAAGGGGACGAATTACCCTAAATATGAACTTCCATATGTAGCAAAGGCATATCTTGCCGAATCAAAACAGCTTGAAGTTGTGCGTGTTCTTGGACTTTCTGGCTATTGGGCCGGTAAGGCTTGGATTATAACCGCAGGTGAAGGTGACGAGCAGATTCCGGTAGCAATTATTCGTTCTAAAAAGACATATTCTGGCAGCACATCACAGTCTGGTATATGTGTTGAGAGCAGTGAGGCTCCGGAGGATATTGTAACTAAAATAGATTTGAAGGCTTATACTGGTTATACGTATGGAGCAGACTGCTCAATTAGTAGTTCTGCTTATAGTGCAGATACAGAAGCTGTTGCAACATATGATTCCGGTGATTCGATTAATGTTGATTTGGGGAGATTTGCCTTAACTGTCTCATATTTCGACCCAAGTGTTGTTGAAACCGGTTATACAGGTTCAACTGTTACTTACAATATTTCAATGGACCCAAGTGCCCCGGATTACATTTACAAGATATTCCCTGAGGACCCTCTTATGGGTTCAGCACCAGTATATATTGAGGCTGTTTATGATATGGCGCTTTATAAAGCTCTTTATGATAAAGCATACAAAGCCGCAAGTGCATCAACGGCAAGTGGAACAGTAAAAATGGCTTATACATTAAATCCAGATGGTGATGTAAATTATAAAGATTACATTTCAACATATCGTTGTGCTGTAACTCCTTGGATTGTTTCTGAAGTTAAGGCCGCAAGCACTGAAACTATTGATGTTAAGAAGTTATTCAAGGTTTATACAATCAGCGATGGTAATGCTGCCAACTATCAGGTGAAGATTTCAATCCAGAGAATTCGTCCTGTCGAAGGTCTCTTTGACCTTGTTGTCCGTGATTTCTACGATACAGATAACTCGCAGATGGTCCTTGAAAAATTCTCTAACTGTTCAATGGTTGAGGGTGAATCAAACTTCGTCGGTCTCAAAATTGGTACAATAGACGGTTCATATCCGAACAAGTCTAAGTATATTGCCCTTGAATTCAGTAATGAAGAAGGTATCGATGATTGTGTGCCTTGTGGTTTCCTTGGTTATCCTGTACCTAAATACGGTACTACTTGCGGTTTAACAATGAACTACAATACCGTCTATGACAATACCATTAAACCAAAGAGGCAGTATTTCGGTCTTAATGATGATGTGCTTGACTATGACATACTTAACTACAAGGGTGTCAAGGCATATGCAGATGGTATTGGTGACGCCGACCCTTCGAGGATTACCAATGGTTTTCATCTTGACGCAATCTTTGCAACACAGTCAGCGGCAACTCCTCAGGTTGATGGAGAAACTGGTTTCACTTTCACTTCTGTCGACCCAATACAGATGAATAAGTATCCTAGGATTCCTCGTATCATTCCTACCGACTATATGGACCAGTGCCTTTACAAGGACATAAATCTTCGTAAATTCACTGTTTATCCTTATGGTGGATTCGATGGTTGGGATATTAATAGGGACCACAGAACTAACACTGATAATTATCGCGGTAATAAGTACAGTCTGCAAAGAGTTGGTAGTGGTTATGCTGAAACCGAAATCTTCCGTCCTATTGGCGGTGACGAGGCACTTGAGCTTGACCCTATGGTAAGCCTTAAACTCCCTAACATTGCAATCACAACTGACTACTATGCATATCTTGCCGGTTATATGCAGTTTGCAAACCCTGAGGATGTTGATATCAATCTCTTCGCAACACCTGGTATCAACTGGTATGACCAGGCTCTTCTTAGTGAAGATGCTCTTGACATCATTGAAGATAGTGAAGACGGACGTGGTGGTGACGCCCTCTATATTATGGCAGCACCTCAGTATGACCACGATATGATATCATACAGTCCTGATGACGTAGCTAGTTTCCTTGAAGAAAGCGAAATCGATAGTCCTTACGCTTGTACATACTATCCTTGGGTTAAGTACTGGGATGGCGACAATAAGAGGTACATCGACCTTCCTGCAACAAAGGACGTAGTAAGGGATATGGCAGCAACAGACAACGTCTCATTCCCTTGGTTCTCACCTGCAGGTCTTACCCGTGGTGAAGTCGAATGTGCAAGGGCTTACTACAAGACAACCCTTCTTGATGAGGATACTCTTTATGAGAATATGATTAACCCTATCAAGTCCTTTGCCGTTGATGGTGTAAAGGTTTGGGGTAACAAGACCCTCTATCACCAGGAGACTCCTCGTAACCGAATCAATGTTTCAAGACTTATGATTCGTGTTAAGAAGCTCGTCTCACAGGCTGCAAGACAGCTCATTTTTGAACAGTACGACGTAACGCTTGAAAAACAGTTCCGTTCAGTTGTTGAGCCGATTCTACAGGATGTAAAGGCTAACAGAGGTATCTATGATTACCGTGTTGTTACCGAATCAACGGAGGAGACACGCGACCAGCACATCCTTCCTGCAAAGATTCTCATCAAGCCTACTCCGGCATTGGAATACATCAGCATTAGCTTCGTTGTATATCCGGAGAGCGTACAATTTGATGAATCACTCTAAAAAGCAGAAATGTTTAAACAGAAATAGGAACCCGAAACGGCTCCTATTTTTTATATAACGGCTTGTTTTAAACTATTTATAGTAAAATAGAATAGAGTATGAAAAACAGAATTTTTAAACTGCTTGTTTTCTTTTTTATCTCGTTTTCTTTTGTATCTTGCGGTCTTCTGAATAAGATTCGACAAGGGAAAGATAAAGAAAACACGGAAATAACATTTGATACGCCACAAATGATGAAACAGGTAACGCATGAATATAATGCTTATCAGGTTGATTCAATGTGTGTCGCCGATGCATTGCCGTCCAATTTTAACGGATGGATTAAGAGAACATATTCCGACTATGAAACAAAACAGAACATTGACAGGTATATGTTTATAAAGGAACTTAATGAATATAATGAGATGATTTACATTGTAACCCAGAGAGGTGAGATGTTTATCGTTGTAAAAAGAAAAGTTACTGTTGAATAATTATGTTTAATGAAGAAACAAAATTCGGTTTTGAACCTTCTGTTATTGATGGTTCAGAGCATATATTTGGTACGGGCGGAATGCCAAACCAGCAACTTCCAAGAACTTATTCTTATAGAAGATTTCTTCCGGGTGTTTTAAACCAGGGTGCAGAATCTATTTGTGTCCCATGTTCCATATCAGCTTACCTTAATTGGAAAGAAAACCTTAACACTGGAAGCAAAAAAGATAACAAAATCGATTATTATGAAATTTATAATTCTAGGACAAATCAAGGCGATGGAATGACTTTTAAAGAAGCCTTACATTATCTTCGCCATAATGGTGTTTCTTCTCGCTCCGGAAGACTAAAAATCTCTGAATATGCCTTGGTTAGAAACTTCATAGATTTAAAAAATGCACTTCTAATGAATGGACCTTGTATTGGTGCGCTTCCTGTATATAATGGAAATCCTGAGTTTTGGAATAAACAGCCTGGCGATGGCTTTTATGGCTATCATGCTATTTCGATAGTAGGATATAATGACGAAGGTTTTATTATCCGTAATTCTTGGGGAACTGAGTTTGGGAACAACGGTTATACTGTGATAAAATATGCCGACTTTAATAAATTACTAGAAGTTTGGACAATAATAGATTAAAAATTAAGAGCACCCTGATGAGAGTGCTCTTTTTATTTTATAAAAGGTTGATTAGTAAGCGAGTATGCAATAGTCCGGACGGATAGTTGCAGAAATCGTTGCGAGTCCATCATCACCGTATGAGAGGTCTCCGAAATCTACATCTGTAAGGAAACAGTTTTTAAGAATCCATTTCTGCGCAACGGCTCCGGTAGGGTCAAGCATTTCAAGCTCAAGGTCTCTCTTATAACCAATAGCATAACCCTGACGCCCAGTGACTGACTCAGAAGTAAGGCGAACCCATTCCATGATAGCCTGCGAAGTTGAAGGTCCGATAGGGTCACGGAATACCACGTTTATTTCACCCCAAGTATAACGACCAACTACATAAGTAGAGGTGTTAATGAACTGGATTTCAGTGGCGGGTTGATTGATTTGTGGTCTTTTTGCAGATTCAAGGGTCCATTCCTGTATTCCAAGGTCTGCCGGGAAGCGAAGTATCCATCTATTTTTCCTTAAC